TATTTGAGCTGAGTTAGGTAAGTGGATATAGTCGTTTTCTACAAAGTAAACTATTTCATCATCTTTTCCTTTTAAAGCCATATCTAAGGCTAGATTGAATGTTCCTGCTCCGTGACCTATTGACGCATAAGTGATTTGAGATTTATCTATATACTTACAAATCATATCTCTTGTTTGTTGAGAGATGTTGTCTGCTATAATATGGATATCCCAAATATTTTCAAAAAATACATTACAAAAGTTTTTTAAACAATTTTCGTTTGTTATGTAGTCTGGCTTTACTTTGTTATAGCCGGTGTCTGAGATTCTATAGATGATTTTCATATTGTTACTTTTTTCCAATTAAATCTTACTCTCTTTGTTGGTATTAATTGGTTATTTGTAATTTTTGTATTTATAAGATTTTCATTAATTCTAGTATCTCTAATACCTTCACTTGAACTCTCTTCCGCATATACTTCAGCGAGTGGATTGTGTAATTTTTTAATTTTTAATAACATCTTACACTTATATTCAAAATATAAATCATCATATCCATAATTCCCACTAAAATCTTCATCATACCCTCCTATTCTCTCAAAATCATCTTTATGTATTAAGTATAAATTACACGAATCACCATGTTTTAAGTCTCGTTTTAAAAAATAAATTGTACCTTTTAATTTATCCATTTTATCTAAAAAATCATACATCTCTTTTGTAACTAAATGATCTATATCTGCACATATAATCCAACTCTTTAATTCTTGAAATCCTAAATTTCTAGCACCAGGTTGATTCCATTTTATATCATCTGTTATTCTTAACACATCTATCCCTTCAATGTAATTTAAAGGTTCATTAGAACAATCATCAACTATCATTGTTTTTATTCCTTGCTCTATTATTTGGGGAATTCTCTCTTTTTGCCCAAAATATGTATATAATACTGTTAACATAATTTTTCGTTTCTATGTAATACTAATAGTTGATCATTATCCCATCCAGGTGAGTGTCTATTATCATGCTCTGTTACAATAAATGTCATAGATGAGAAATATGGAATCAGATCTTTAAAAGTATCTAAATATTTATTTTCATCTTTATTTCTAAAAACATCTTCTATTATAAGATATCCACCTGGATTTAAATATTTATATGCTGTTTTTGCAAATATTGTATTATGTGTTATATCATGAATCATATCATCTATAATAATATCAAATCTTCCCCCTGTAGAATCAAAACATTCTTTGATAGATTTTGGATTAGAAACATCCATAAAACAGTAGGTTGTATTATATAAATTATCATTTATAGCTTTATCAATATAATTTTGAAGATATTCAAATCCATATAACTTAGCATAAGGAAAGTAATCTCTCCAACATTTCATTGACATATTTTCTGCTATGCCTCCCTCTGCAAATCTTAAAGGTTTATACCGAAGAGATGCGAATAACATATCATATATTGGAGTGTATGGATGTCTATGACCATCATGTATAACATATGGTGATTTATCTGTGGGATATTTAATTCCTAATTCACATAAGTCAGTTTTTGATTCACTTGAATCAATTATTAATCTGTTTACTTTCATTTTAATCTAGTGTTTATATCATTAAAATATTTATTTAATTTCATTGTGTTTTCTTTAGGACAATCAAAAGTTTTCACATCTAATATACTATCCATTTCCCATAAACAGTATGAAAAACTACATTGATCTCTTGAGCTAAATTTACATATATGTTCCCACCATTTTAATTCAAAAGTAGTCATTTTTGGAGTATTTTTCTTAATATGACATCCCATAGCATATAGTCCATTATGTTTTGGAAAACCTTTTGACTCATAATATATTTTTTGAGAATATAAATTATGTAAATCATCTAAGTTACATGCTGCTACCACTTCTATTTCTTCATATGCACAATCTCTTAAAGGATGATTTATTAAACATATGTCAAAATTTCCATACTCATCAATAATGTCAGATGGATTAGTCATTAATTGATGATTAGCATCATGCCATATAATGTACTCATAGTTAGGAAATAATATAGTTGAAAGAACTTTGTAAAGTTTAGCATTTCTTCTGTGAGTATATTGATCTATTGAAGAAAAATTATAATGACCATATTGTTGCCATACTTTAACATCATGTTCTTTATCAACAATAGCTATGTAATCACAATTTGGATATATATTAGGTGGATCTGATAGTTTATCTTTGTCTCCTAATGTAGATGTTAATATTAAGAATTTTTTATCCATTATTTATCAGTTTATTTAATCCTTCTTTAAAATTAATTAAAGGAGAATATTCTAAAATATTTTGAATTTCACATATGTCTGCTTTAGAATATAAAATGTCTCCTTGTCTAGAAGGACCATATGTTGGAGAAATGTTTTTGTTTAATAACGTATTCACATTTTCCGCTAATTCATTTATAGTAATACTATCTCCACATCCTACATTAAATGCTCTACCAAACGCTTTTTTATTTTTAGTCATTATAGCTAAATAATTTGCTTGAACTGCATTAGACACATATGTAAAATCTCTTGATATAGTTCCATCTCCATTTATAATTGGAGATTGATTGTTAGAAATAATCTTAATAAATTTAGGTATTACTGCGGCATAATCTCCTTCTGGATTTTGTCTGTTTCCAAATATATTAAAGTATCTTAGTCCTATTGTCTCTACATTATATAATCTAAAGTATAAATTTGCAAATAATTCATCAATATGTTTTGTTAAAGCATATGGTGATAATATTGTTCCTACATTTTGTTCTTTTTTAATTGAATCCTTGTTATCTCCATACACTGAAGATGAACTAGCATATATTACTCTTTTAATATTATTAATTCGAGCGCATTCTAATATATTTACAAATCCTGTTATATTATTTCTATTATAGTCAAGAGGTTGCTTTATTGATTTAGGAACTGAACCCCAAGCTGCTTGATGACATATCACATTTATATTTTTAAAGTGAGGTAAAATATCTTCTAAGTCAAATATATCTTTTTCAATAAAAGTGAAATTAGGATTATTTAAATTATGGGAAATATTTTCTATTTTACCTGTCACTAGATTATCTATAACAGTGACATTATAATTTTTAAATAATAAAAAATCTACTATATGTGAGCCAATAAAACCTGCTCCTCCTGTTACTAAAATATTCATTTTTATATTAAATTTAATAGTTTTAATCCTTGATCTTCACTAGATATGTTAGTAGACACAGTATTTGATATAAATCCTCTTTCTCCTTCTAAACAATATTTTGACATTCTATAAAAATCAGATGTGTATTTTACTTTAATATTATTTTGTCTAATAAAATTCATTAAAGGTATTACTGTATTATTCCAATCTGAGAGTTCTGCTATATCTTGTGAACCATAGAATTTATTTGTTCTGTTTAAATTAACTAATGATAAATCAAATTTTCCTCCTATCTTATCTAAAAGACTTGGTTTAAAAAATTCACAAGATCCTCTTAACCAACCAGCAGGTGCACCACAACTATTTGAGAGAATTTCCCAGTCATTGAATTCATCATTATATATGATATCTGAGAACCAATTCTCAGATAATATTAAATTATCATCATGAGTAAACAATATCAGATCATAATCTTTATAATTATTATCATCTAGCCATTGATTTGAACATCCCCAATCTCCTATAGTATTAGGATATTTTTTATAATCCCATTCTAAATTTTTAATATCTTCTACATATGCAATTTTATTATATAATTTTAAATCTAAATAAGCTCTTTTTCCTTCTAAAATCATATTTGATTTTTCCTCAGCTGAGAAAGAAGGATCACGGTGAGAAATACAAAACATATCTACTTCCCAATTTTCTGGTAAGTCTTGATTTTTTATAGCTTCATAAAAGCTATATGGAAAATGCCATCCTGAGGCTACTACTGCTAATTTTTTCATTTGAATTCTAATTTAGAGATTGATGGAAATTTTTCTGAGAGTATATTGTAGTTAATAAGTGATTTTATTGAGTTAATGGGTTGTTTATTATATTTTTTCATCCACTCAACATTATCACGTTCTATACTTCCACCTTCAAATAGGATATGTTTATCTTGTTTTAATTGATTAAGACATTTTAAATTTAGTTCAATTAAAGTATTTCCATCATTTGAAATATCTACATGAAGTAAATCAAAATCCTCAGGTATCCATTCTTTAAAATCTAATTCTTTGAATTCTACATATTGAGATATGTTATATTTTTTTAGATTTTGTTTTGTTTTTTCTATAACAGAATGTTTATAAGGATATTTTTCCCATAAATCATAACATATAATTTTTCCTCCATTATTTAACTCATCTAAAGCCATAGCCATACATGTTGCAGAATATCCATAAAGAGTTCCAAATTCAATTATTATTTTAGGTTGAGTTTGAATAACATAATCATATAATACTTTACCTAAATTATTTTCTTTATATGAACTTTCAATGTTTGGATTAATATATTTCATAATTTTATTTTTTTATTATTACCAACCTTTTTTAATGCATTCAACAATATATTCTCTATCTTCTTTAGTTACCCACCATCCAACAGGTAGTGAAGATAATTTTGGAGTAATTTTATCTAAATTAGGTAATATAGCTTTAGATTCTGACATGCATGAGTGAATATCATTTCTTTCATGTACTTGAGAAGTTGATATTCCACATTCTTTCATGTACCTGTAAAAATCTTCTTTTCTATCTACTAAAATTGAATAAATCCAAAATGAAGATTCTCTATCTGAATGGCGTTTTAACAATATGATACCTGGGGTGTTTTTAAGAGCTTCATCATAGTAAGCAGCATTTTCTTTATGTTTAGAAGTAATTTCTTTAACATGTTTGAAATTTTCCATTCCTATAGTTGCATTAACATCATTCATATGAAATTTAAATCCCCATTCTTCAATATTTGCTTCACATCTAAAATCTTTTCTGTTAGATTCTCTATCAATTCCATACCATCTTAACAATTTACCTCTTTTATATAAATTTTCATGAGGTAAAAATAATAAACCACCATCAACTGATGTTATATGTTTAATAGCTTGTAAACTAAATGTATTTATGTTTCCGTGATTTCCTATTAATTTACCTTTATATTTACTTCCAAATGCGTGAGCACAATCTTCAATAATAGCAGGTCTAAAACCAAACATTTTATAGGCTTTCTTTTGGATTAATTTTAATTTGTCTAAATCTATTGGATATCCTCCCCAATGTACCACCATAATTACTTTAGTTTTAGCAGTAATTTTTCTTGATAAATCATCTAAATCCATGTTTAATGTTTCTGGATCTACATCTACCCATTTTATTTTTAATCCATTAGCTAAAATAGGAAAGTTAGTAGCAGTACATGTAAGAGGTGTTGTTAATACTTCATCTCCTTCTTCTAATCCAGGCCAGTGTGAATTTACATTTCCTACTCCATCAAATTGAACTAAATTAGTAGAAGGTGTTTTTAACATATGGAAAGCTAAATGTTCTGCTGAAGTAGCTGAGTTAAGAGTTACTATATAATCATTGTTAAAATAGGAAGTTAATTGTTTTTCGAATTTATCTACTTTTTCTCCTTGACCTATATAACCACTGTTGAGTACTTTAGTAACTTCTTCTCCTGCTGTAGGAGACATGAATACTTTAAATAAAGGGATATCTTTTTTCATTTTAATTTTCCTGTTTCTATTTGATTGTACCTATTGTTTTGTTGTTCTTGTCTTTCAAGTGTTTTATTGTGAATGATACTCCATTCCTCTTCAAATGGTAAAGTAGCAAAGGTTTTAAAACCTTCCACCATTCCATGAATTTGATGTCCACTCCATTTTATGTCTGGAGTATTTTTGTAAATACGTTTTTGAGCATCAGGCCAATTTACCCACCCTTGTTCTGTAACTCTCCATCCCCATCTCTGGATATGTTCTTGAGTTAAACCAGGGACCAAATTTTTACGAGGCGTGATTAGTAAATCTACTGAATTAGATTCTAGTACTGTTTTTAAATTTCGTACTAAAAAATCTTCAGGTATTTCGTCAGCATCAATTTGAAAAATATATTCTCCTGTACATTTGTTATTCATGAAGTTCTTGTTTTCTAAGAAGTTCTGTTGAAAGTTGAATGGGTAGGAAAATATATTTTCTTTATATTGATCTAATACATTTAATACTTCATTTGTAACTCTATTTTGATCATAAACAACTACAATTTCATCTTCTTTATCTATTCGTTCTAGAAGATATACTATTAGATTGTTTATTTCTTCATGTTCATTACAAACTGTTAAACCGTAACTTATTTTCATACTGTAAATATAAAAAATTAATTTTTGTAATCCAAATTATTCTGGCAAAATTCCTACAAAAGATAAAGCTTCTATAAATTCTTTTTGCTCAAATGCTTTCATAGTAGTCATATCCATCCTCCATTCATAAAATTCTCCTGGTTTGTTTTTGATTGGATATTTTTCTTTTTCTGCTTCTTCAACTTTTGCTGCTTTCACAGCTGCCCATTTAGCATTTTCTTTAGTTGTACCATTGTAAAATACCATACCTTGTTGAGGTAAATTGATTGTAGTAGGCATCCACATTAAACCATCCTCGTCTTTAAACATTACGTCTTTGTAAATTTCAGGTAGGACTTCTAGTTGTTGAGCATAGAATTCTTCACCTTCTTTCATTAGTGAGTTAGTTGTATAACCACATCCGAAGCAGCTATAAGTTTTGATGATGTCTGAGTTTTCGGTTACATAGCAAGCATCTGATCTACAGTGCTTGCATACTATTAAGTTATCGTTCATTTTATATTTTAGTTAATTTTGGTAATTCGATTTTTTTAAGTTGAGGTAGTTGTAAAGCTACTTGTTTAGGAAACTCAGGTACTTTATTTAATTGCTCTCCTATACAATTTTTCATAGCATCAAAACTAAATTTTTCTTTATTTGATTCTGCTTGTTTACGAGCACCAGGTAAATATTTGTCGTAGTTTTTGTTTACATCAATCAATGCTTCTCCTACTTCAGGTCCATTAACATTAAACCAACTGCTTTCTTTTAATAAAAACTGGTTTGCTACAGCTGGATGTACTGGTTTCAATTCACCTCCTAATAAAACTGAGTTACTAGCATTTAAGAAATCTATATGTCCACTCCAATTTGTAGTGATGATTGGTTTTTTAGTTAAACTGAATTCAAGTAATGGACGACCAAAACCTTCACCTTTAGTTAACGATACCATTGCTTTTACTTTTGAGTGATTATATAATTCATTTACTTCTGAATCTGTAAAGTCACCATGTAATAAGTAGATATTAGGTAAGTTATCGCTGTTTACTGTTTTCTTAATTGCGTTTATTTTCTTTAGAATAGATTCTCTATCCATATAAGATGAAACTGCAGCTGATGTTTTTAGAATTAAGGCTGGTTTGTTTTGTTTGTTTTTAAACGTTTCAAAGAATGCTTTAATTAATAAACCTACATTTTTTCTATCTTCACATATTGGTGCGTTTACATTTATCCAATGTCCTAAAAACAAGTAGCAAAACGATTCTTTTATAGGACTTAAATCTATATTAGTAATTTCTTTAGGGTCAAGTATTTTATATAAATCTAAATCAGCACCTTCAAACACTACCTCCATTGGTTTGTTCATTTGAATCAATTCTACTGTTCTTCCTTGTTGATCCTTTTTTTCAAATTTAGAATCTTCAAATACTTTTTTAGAATGTTTTGATGATACCCAAGTAGTATTCATTCTATTTACTCCCTCAATCCATTCAGGCGGACATATAGTTGTTTCAATACCTGCAGTAATACCAATATTGTATTTTCCTACTGGTTGAAATTCATTGGGTACTGTAATTTGAGCCCAAATGTCGGGCTGTTGAGTCAATTGTGGTGTTGGTAAAAGATACTGTTCTAGAAATTCCCATCCAGCATTTTCTTTAATAAAACCCCAACTACAATCACCCCAACGTTGGGGCATTACTTTTATATTCCAATCATCTTTTTTCAATTCGATAATTCCTTTAACTAAATCTCTAGAACGAGCGCCATACCCACTGTAGGTATCTATTGGACAACTAATTACACATAACGGTTTATTCATATTTTTATTTTTTAGTAAGTTAATTTATGTTTACGAGTTACATCGGGTTGATATTCTGTAGCATTAATAAGTTCATATTTTTCTCTTGGTTTCCAAGTTGAAAACAATCCATCTAATGTTTCGATAACTCTTTTAGCTTGATGTTTGCTTGTAAATCCAGCTTCATCACTTAATGCCCATTCTCTACCTAATTTACCTTTACGTTTTCTTTCTTCTTTTCCAAAACTATACACTTCAAAAATTCTCTCAGCAGCATCTTCTGGTCTAACTCTATCTGAACTGATGTATGGTGTTTGAGGAGATCCTTGAATTGATATATTAGTTGAGTAAACAGGTAAAGCCCATTCACCATGAATTCTATAAGTACCTCTATGGTTTGAAGGAAAATCTAAACTAAAGTCAATCCATTTTCCATTTTCGTCTTCAAAACGCATTTGATCTTGCATTCCACCTTGACAATTAGCTATAATTGGATTTCCAACTAACATTGCTTCAGTTAAACTTAAACCCCACCCTTCATTATCAGTTAATAAAATTTGAGTGTCAGTACAGTTATACAACCAATTCATTTGTTCTGATGGTAAATTTTGTTGGTGAAATATTACTTGGTCTGGGAAGTCAGCAAACAAATATTCTTTTACTGCTTGTAAATCTGTTCCATGTTCACTAACGATTTCAGTATGTAAAACCATAGTACATTTTTTTGCTTTTTCTTTATCTAGAGTGTCTAAAAACATTCTAAATGCTAATAATGTATCTGGAATTTGTTTACGTCTAATGTTTCTTGAATTAAAGAACAAAGTAAAGTCATACTCTTTTCCATTAAACAATGACTTTTTAAATTCACTAAATTCTTTATATTTACTATACTCTTTATCTATAGGGAAAAATACATCTGTATTTAAACCATGAGGAACATAAGCTAGTACTTTGTTTTTTGCTTTATCTCCTAAAACTACTTCATTAATATTTTTAGTTTGTTTAGAGATAGCCAGTAACGCATCACATGACTCATAAAATTCTTTATTCCACAATGGATAAGGGAATGGACTGTCCCAAATATTTAAATAAATGATAGGAACTTTCTTTCTAATTTCGTTTTCAATTCCAAACAACCAAGTAAAATATCTTGGGTCAGTGATTATAAACAAAGCATCTGGCTTTTCTATATTAATTAATGTTCTAATAAGACTTGAATCTCCATATCCATCTGTTGGATAAATAAAAACGTTAGCATCTGTTAATTGAGCTAAATTGTTTATATCAGATGAAATATCGAATTTTTTCCCTTTATCAGGATGTTGAACTGCACCTGCTATATTTATCCAATTGAAATGTTGGGCGGTGTGAAGTACAATTTCTTTAGCTACTGTAGCTACTCCGGAATGTGCTCTAATGTCGTCACATATAAGTAAAATTTTCTTCCTCTCATTTTGAGGAAGATAAGCAAAACTTGAATTCATAACTTTGTTTTTGTTTTTAGTTTTTTGGGTTATTGTAATTGGTAAGTTGTTTTCTAAAATTTTCATCGTTAAGATACAAATCCATTGTTCGATTTACAAGCTTATTTAATGAGAATTTTCTTTTTACACATTCTATTTTGAAGGTTTCAAATAGATCTTTTTCTACTTTTACTGATGTCAGTATTTCTTTATTTTCCATAACGTTATATTTTTATATAAATATATACAATTACTTAAGAATCGCTAATTCACACAAATCTTTCTTTGTTTTAAATTGACAGTACATACAATTTGATTTACTTGGTTGTGCTTGATGGTCTGTGGGTTTGTACGAGCCATCTAAACTAAACACGCTTTCTATAAACGAATCTAGTGCTGTTTTTGCTTTTTTAACTTTTGTTTTACCGTTTGCAGGTGTAAATTGCTGTACACGTTTTTGAGGAAATTCACTTGCTTCCCATATTTTACGTTTTACAATAAAAAATTCAACATCTATGTGGTCTTCAGGTACTCCAAATATTTCACTAAAGTATGCTTTGTATAGTAGAATTTGAAATTGTTTAACTTCGTCTTTCTTTTCTTTATCCCCCCAACCACGTCCACTTGTTTTTATATCGTATATAACGAATTGTTCAGTTGGTTCGTGGTACAAGACTAAGTCAATAAATCCGTTGAATAAAACGTTGTTATACCGTTTATCGGGCGAAATTACGATAGGTATCTCAATACCTACTAAATGCCATCCTGTTTTACTAAAATATTCTCCTCGTTTTTTCTTAATGAAATCTAAAATAGCTAAACCATCATCATAAAATTCTCTCATTTCTTCAGGATTGCTGAAGTGAGTGTTTTTGTTGTCTTTATAACCTTTAGCATAGTTTTCTCTAAATCTATCTTCGAAATATTCTTCTATGTTTATTTCATCTGCTTTTACTCCACTTTCATTATACATTACAGATAAGTAGTTTTGTAGTGTTTCATGAACTGCAGTTCCAAAAGTCATATTAATAGAAAAACTAGGCACCTTATGTCCATCTCTGTATTGCAACGCCCATTTTTTAGGACATTGCAAATACATTGATAATTGAGAATAGGAAATTGTTTTATGAAACGCGTAGTTTATTTCCTGCGGTTTAAAATTCCTAATTTGTTTTACTATTGATGGTGTTTTGTCTTTAGCCATTTTACTTTTTCCATAATCCTCTCTCTACTAACTGAGCAATAATACCATAGTTAGTAATGTCTTGGTAAGTGTCAACTAATGGTTCGTTTTTACCTGTTTGTTTAGTAATGATAAGATTTTTCCATCTATTTACTTTATCTGATAAGCGATACCAAAGTCCAGTTAATGCAAAGTCTTTTTCCTCATCGTTTGATAATTGAGTACCAGCTGCAATATTTGACATTCCATAGTCTATGTGCTTACGTGCAAATAAAGCATATTGCTCTTTGATTATTTGTTTATATCCTTGAGCGATTGTAGGATATTCTTTTTCTAGCTGTTCAGTAACAGACATTTCTTCTTTAGCCATTTTTTAATAGTTTTTTAATTTCTTTTTCGTCAATGCCTTGTTTAACTAAAATATCCTCTACAAAATCCTTACCTGTTATCATAATATATTCTTCTGCTTCTGATGTTGAACATTCAAAATGCTCAGAAATATACTTTGTTAGTTCAGGTAGAACTAAACTTTTAGTATTTGATTTGATGAATGGAGAGTAAGTGTTTTTTGATTGTGGAATCATCCAACAATATATTTCGTACAATTTTCTATTTTCTTTAACATTTAGTCCTTGAACATAATTTATAATGTCAATGTATTTAGAATTCATGCTTAAAAATTTATTAATCATGTATCCACTAAACATCTTTTGTTGTTCAGGAGTAAATATATCCCAAGACGGTTTAGTATCAATGATCGCTTTTACGAAATCAAAGATACTAAATTGTTTTGGTTTAGACTGTTTTATTGTACTCTTCATACTCTGCTTTTAATTCTTTTGGTAACATATCGATTAGGATTTTCCCTGTTTTTGTATCAATAAATACTGGGATTGGCACTACAGCATCTTCGCTTGTTCCAGCTAAGAATTTACTGATTTTTCTTAATACTACTGCTTCTTGGAATACTTGGTTTCCGTCTTCAGATTTGATTGGAGTGGATTGTTTGATATCCACATTCATTTTTAATTGTTCTTGGCTCATATATTTTATTTTATTGTTTCTAAGATTTTGGCTATACAAGCCATTATATTTATTTCTTTATCTAATCTGAACGTAGCATGATACATGTACTCTTCTAAGTAACAAATAACTATACCTTCATTTCCATTAGAATACTCATTTAATTTCTCGTATAAAAATTTATATACATCCTCAAAATCCTCTAAATCAGTATTTGCAATAATTTGTCTAATGTTATTAAACGATTTACTTGATGGTTTCTTTAATTCAGCCAATAAAGCACCTTTATATTCGTCAGTTGAATTAGACATTGTATCTAATCTTAAAGCGCCATCTACAGTATACTTTTGACAGTTATTAATGATTTTTCTAAAGTCAGGGTAAAATTTATTTACAACACTAACTAGATCTTGAATTTCATATTCGATTTCTTCTTTATCTAAAATAACGGAGATATGCTGTGCTACTACTTTTTTAGTAGGGGGTTGTAAATCAAATTCCTGTAATCTACTTCTAAGTGGTTCTACTAAGCGTTCTGGGTAGTTACCTGTTAATATAAAACGAGTAGTTAAACTATACGTTTCAATCATATTTAATAAAACAACTTGTGATGCTTGAAGTATATGAGTTGATTCATCTAATATCACTATTTTAAGTGGTTTAAATGAGCCAGCAGCAGCAAATGCTCCTATTTTTTCTCGTATAACATCTATACCTCTTTCGTCAGCAGCATTTACATATAAATAATCACAATCGATATTTTTAACTAATATTTTAGCAATTGTTGTTTTACCTGCACCCGGTTTTCCAAAGAATCCTAGGTGTGGGATATCTTGTTGTTTGATGAATTCTTCAAACTTAGATTTATATTCATCTTTACAAATGTATCCTTCTAGAGTGTCAGGACGATATTTTTCGTTTAGTATTGTGTGTAACCTTTTTGCCATAACTTTTATTTTTATTAAATATATAATTCCTAATTTAGGAAGCCAAATTTCTATTCTTTGTCCATTCCATATTCTTTCCTATAACCTTCTAGTATTTTATTTTTGATTTCTTTTTCTAAATCACTTTTATTCACTAGTTTTTCTAAACATTCAAATTTTTCCCAACAAAAATCTCCTCTATAACATCCCCCCCAATCATCCATCATATTATCAAATAAAAATATTTCATTCAAAAAATTAGTTACAGTTGTCATACTTACCATACAACCACATTTATTTCCTCCACTTACTTCTAGTCTAAATTCTATAAATGTTTTCATCATATTTATAAATTTATCTTCTTCTCTTTCTACATCACCCTCACAATATTCTTTATAAATTTTTTCTAATTCTAGTTTCATAACTTATTTATTTTATTTTAGACTCTATATAATTTTTTACTTCTGGAGTTAATTGGAGTTGATTTAAAGTAAAATCTCCTTTTAGTTCTCCATCAGATCCAATATATGTTATTTCACTTAATACTTTAGATATCTCTTCCTTAATAATTTGACGTAATTGTGATTTTTTCATGGTTTTTATTATAAATATTAATAATCTCCATATATATTGAATTTTTTTACTGGAGGTGGAGGTGCGGGTGCTACTTCTTCAGTAGTAATCATGTATATTTCTCCTTTCAAAGGTGCTAATCTAAATTCACATTTAGTTTGTGTTTGTTGAAAATATGCTTCTAGTGTTTCAGTTAATGATGAATGAACTGTATTTGTTTTATCATCTATTAACACAAAACGGTCCCCAGGAGGGACACGCTTTGCTATTAATATATTTTTTTCTACTTGTTCCATTAGTACATTCCAGGCATTCCACCTTCTTCTTTTTTATCGTTATTTACTTCAATAATTGCTGCTTCAGTTAACAATACTGTACCAGCAATTGATGCTGCATTTTCAATAGCATTTCTAGTTACTTTAGCTGGGTCGATGATGCCCGCCTCTTTCATATCTACGAATGTTTCAGATTTTAAATTGTATCCTTTCCAGTTGTTATCTCCCATTTGATTGATTAAACCATAACATTCACCTTCTGAGTAACCTGCATTTGTTAAAATCTTCATAAATGGAGCAGCACATGCTTTATAAACTATTTGTTTACCAATGTAGATGTCTGAATCTAGTTCAGTTCTTGTTTTAATAATTGCTTCACGAGCATATAATAAAACAGATCCACCACCTGGTACAATACCTTCTTCAATTGCTGCTTTTGTAGCATGTAAAGCATCGTCAACACGATCTTTAGTTTCTTTCATTTCTAGTTCACTATTTCCACCTACGTGAATAATAGCTACACCACCAATAAATTTTGCTAAGCGTTCTTGTAACTTTTCTTTTTCGAATGGTACAATTGATTTGTCAATTTGCTGTTGAAGTTCTTCAATTCGTGCTTCGATTTTTTCTGTTTCTCCTTTGCCATCAACAATAGTTGTTTGGTCTTTAGAAATAGTAACTAAACGAGCTTTACCAAACCAATCCCAAGAAAATTTATCTAACTTCATTCCTTTATCTGAACTAAATACCTGACCACCAGTCATAGTAGCCATATCCTCTAGTAATAATTTTCTACGATCACCAAAGTCAGGAGCTTTTACAGCTGCTACTTTTAATGTTCCTCTCATTTTATTTACAATTAAAGTCGATAAAGCTTCTCCGTCAATATCTTCAGCAATAATCAATAACGATTTTCCTGTTCCTGAAACGCCTTCTAAAATTGGTAATAAATCTTTTACTTGATTAAATTTCTTGTCTGCAATTAAAATGAATGGTTCTTCTAAAGTACAAGTCATATCAGCATTGTTTGTAACAAAGTAATGTGACTTATATCCTCTATCAAATTGCATACCTTCTACTGTTTCAAGATATGTTTCTCCTGTTTTAGATTCTTCAATATGAACTACTCCTTCACGACCTACTTTATCCATCGCTGCTGCAATTAACTTTCCAATTTCTGGGTCGTTGTTTGCTGAAATTGTAGCTACTTGTTCTAATTGAGATTCGTGGTTAATATCTTGTGATATCTCTTTACGAATACAATTTACTACTTCTTTTACTGCTTGATCAATACCACGTTTAATTTCTACTGCATTTGCTCCTTTATCTAAATAAGATAAACCCTCATTAATAATAGATTGAGCAAGTAAAGTAGATGTAGTTGTACCATCACCTGCATTGTTTGCTGTTTTGATAGATGCTTGTTTAATCATCTGTACACCTAATTCTTCTAATGGATCTTCTAGATTTGAAATCTGTTTTGCGACAGTAACACCATCTTTTGTTGACCTTACTTCGCCAAATTCAGTGTATATAACGTTTCTACCATTAGGTCCTAAAGTGGATGTCACTGCATCTGCTACTTTATTAATACCGTTTACAATTCTTTTACGAGCGTCAGGCCCGAATTCTACTTTTTTATTCATAACTTGATTTTAATCGTTAATAATTGCTAATACTACATTTTCACCACATGACCAATATTCTTGACCATCTAGTTCTACTTTTGATGGACCTACTGCTGGTAAAATGACTTGCTGTCCTTCTTTAAGAGTTGTAGGTACAAATTCTCCTGTTGCACAATAGTAACCAGGTCCTACAGATACAATAGTACCACGTAATCCTTTTTCTTTTCCTAAATCTGGAACAACGATTGAACCATAAGTTGTTTCTTCCTCTTCTTGAGGTCTAACGATAATGCTGTTGAATACAGCTTGTAATTTTGACATAGATTTTATTTTTTTATAACTTGTTTTACTGGTATAAATATATTAAACTTCAGTTGTTTCATCAAGCTCTAGTTTTTCTTCCTCAACTATTTGAGCTTCGTCAATTTTTTCAACAAAGTAATACATTCCGTTTTTCTTTAGAACTACATCAGCACCTAAATATTCTTTGTATTCTTGTGTGAATTCTTCCTTAATAGATGTTTCTTTAAGGACTCTTTTAACTGAATATAGATCTCCATTCCAGTCTACTATTTGTTTTGATATTGTGAACATTATATTTCTTTTTGGACTATGTAATACACTGATTTAACGTTTGTTGTTTCAAATTCCAATTTCATTAAACCTTCTAAATTAATTGACATTTTAGCTTTTTCAGCATCTTTATTTGCTACTAATATTTCTTTAAGTAAGTCAGAACTAAACCCTAATGTAAAGTCATACGGTACATTGTTTTTAACAAAGTTAGGTAAGTAATAAGATACTTTATTTGAATATTCTATATCACCACCAAATATTAACTCTAATAAAAACTCACCTTCCATGTCAGTGGTAGGTTTTAACATTACTGTTTTACTATCATCTAAAGCAGATTTTGCTTTAATTAAAGCCAATATCATCTCTTTATCAAGTGATGTTTCTAAGTTGTAAACATCTGGTCCAGCATAGTCACCTGTTTTAGGGATAGTTAATATATCTGCTAATGTATAGTTAGCTGTAAATTGATTGTCTGAAATGATTAGTTTGGTAAATACTTTATTGTTTTTAATGTAATTTAACATTACATCTCCTCCTGTAATTCCTATTAGTTTTAGTAGTTGGGATGTATTTGAAATACCTATGGTTGAGTTTTCTAAAGTAAAGTTAGTGTGAGTAACTTCACCAATCATTTCTTTGGTTGGTGAAGTATACTTTACACTTAGTTTTTTATCTTTAATTTCCCATTTAACTGCTTCTACTAATCCGTTTAGGTAGTATTTACTAATTGTATTTTGTAATTCTATTTTTGATATCATAATTTAAATATAAGTAATTTTTAGTTGAAAGCAAAGAATTTTTTAACATTTGGGTTAAGTGCTGGAAAATCCCATTTTAAATCTCCATAAAGTGACTTTAACTTATTTGCTAACAACGAGTCAAATATTTCCTCAACATCAATATATGTTTTAACAAATTCTTCTATTACAGGAGGTACTTGGGCGTTTGGTAAACCAATTGTTTCTAAGTTGTAAGGATTTTTCTTTAAGTTAATAATAAACAATTTATCACCCTCTATAATTGATTCATACTTTTTATCTAGTTTTTTAAATCTAAGTAAGTCATTGTAACGTACTGCTGCTTTTGTATTTGCAGGTGCTTTTAATCTAAATGAACTAAACATATCTCCTGATCTAGCAGGTATATGGTAGTTATGAATTTGTTTTACCCCTGTAGGTTTACCTAATGATCTAGGATCTAGTGTTTTTAATGTTTTATAAAATGTAATTATATCATTATCTATTTCAGGTTTAGGTTTACCAAACAATATATTCTTAATAAAATCCTCTCCAAATTTTTTAAATAATTTATTCATATTAGACTTCATTAATTCAAGTCCTTTCATGTCTAGTTCTTCTACTGCAACACCTTCTTTATTAGTAACATACATTGCATATCTTCGTTTACCTGTAGTTAATACTCCAGCACATATTACCTCTTGTTTTAATTGAAAGTAGTGGGTGTTTGGTTCAATGTTAAATAAACTTTTACAAATACGATTTAAGTCAGCATTTGCTTCGTTTTGAATTTCCTGGGCTAGTAATAATATTTTATCGTTTTTCTCTTCAGGTTTGAAATTTGGGTATCTATGTTTAAGTAAGTCACCTAATACTATATAAAGTGAATCTGTATCTGAAATGCAAATATGTTGTTTTTCTGCTTTTAATTCAGTGTTTATTTTATTGTTAACAAAGTCAATTGATTCACAAGTTAGTCTTTGTCCTGAATTAGTAATAGCAGCACTACAAATTAATTGACCATCAGTATATCTCCATCCGTGAATAGCAAATGTACCATACATTGCATTTTGTAAGATTTTAAAGGCGTGTTGGAACAAGTCATATAATTTATAATTTGCCCAATCCTCTTCTCCACCTGCTTTTTTCTTTAAACCTCTATAATGCTCTCGTTTATCAAACCAACCTGCTAAAATAGTTGATACAACACTTTTTTCATCAGTCCTAAACATAGCACCTGATGCTGCTATTGTGTAATCATTTTTTTCAATTAATTTAATTAAGTCTCCTATTTTGATTTGTGCTGATTTAAGAGTGTAGGTTTCTTTATTTAATCTTTCAACAACAATTTTCTCATCAGGATCTCTTAATTTAAGTTTTTCTAATGAGTGGTTTTGTTCATAAGTTGGATTGTCTTCTACTCTAATTCGACCTACTAATGTTTCAATACCTAAATTAAGTGACTTAATAATGGAAGGATATAGTGAGGTAAAGTCCAAATCAATAACATCAAAATACAAACCGGGTATGGGTTCAAGTAAATACCCACCAGCATAAGACTCAGTATTCGATTTTAGCATCGGATTGTGAGTAGTTGGTTTATTTGGTGAAACAATACCTTCACGTTTAAGATGCTTTAAAATAGCACCCTCATTCATTACAGTGTTGTAGTAAATACTTTCATAAGGTATATTACAGATGTGGGAAATCATTATCGTTAATTCAATAAATTTAAGCTTTTCCTCTAATTTCTCTATAATTTCTACGTCACGTAAATTATATTCTATAAACGCATTTAAATCGTTTTTAAACAACGTATTTAAGTTACCTTCATATTCAATTTTACCTAATTTAACATATTTTAAACCAATATCATTTAATTTATATGATGGCTCTTCCTTCATAATATACTTTTTATGAAGTAACATGTAATCTAAGTGATTGATTCCTCCTATAGTGATTTGTGTTTCACCAGCAAAATCTCTTACATTGATTTTCTTAATTGGAGATAAACGTAATACTTGTTCTCCACCTACTACTTGTTTAAACCTATGGTAAACATAAGGTATATCAAAGTAAGCACTATTCCATCCTATTACAATAGTTGGATCTAGTTCTTCCCATTTATCTAAGAATTTTTTAATTAGTTCTTTTTCTGAATGGCAAGGAATGATATGTTTACCTTCTTGATTATATTCTTCTATTTCTTTGCTTTTGTCTACAATAAAACATATTTTTGTTTTTGTAGTCATATCTATTAAAGCAATAGAAGTAATGGGCATAGGAGCAGCTTTAACATATTCTGGTGTTAATGCTCCTCCCATTTCAATCTCAATATCTAAATGGACAATGTTATGGAATGAAGGTACTACATCATCAAGTTTGTAATATAGTTCCCTCAATACAAGTAACTCTTTACTAATATCTTTTTCTAACAAGTTAGTATCTTCTTTACTATATTTTTTAGTAGGAACAGCCCATCCTCCTGTTAATACAGGTTGAGCATTTTCTTGCCATTCATCAACTCGTCTCCAATAAGTAGGTTGGTACTGAAATTCAGACCATCCTAATTTATCATCTCTTAAGTGATAAGTATAAGTACTAAAATCGTAGTAAATTGATTGATACATTTATTAAAAGAATTTCTTTAAATCTGGTTTAAAATAATTTATTGATTTCATTACCTTCATATCCCTAGTTCTATACACAATCCAATAGTCTCCTATTTTTTCAAAGTGACATGGTTCATCTTGTTCTTTAGAACGTTTAATAACTGTTTGATTTGCTTCTTCTTCTGTTTTACAAACCTTAGATAAATTAGATGCTTGTACTTCAGCATAACCTGGTTCGATTTTATCTTTTAAACCAAACACCAAAGCACCATTTCCTAATCCTACATAAGTAATATCTAATATAGCATCTAATACTCCTACTATGTCGTTTTCTTCTACTGCTTGCTTTAATTCATCAAGTTCTTCAGTTATGAAGTCAATTACAAATTGTGCATCTTTAGGATCAATAGTTGGAGTAGTTCTGTTCTGCCAACCTTTACCCATTACTTCATTAAATGTCTCTACTTCGGAGATAAATGGTATTTGTTTTTTTTCCATAACTTTATTTTTTATTTAAATATAAGAAAAAAGGCTTGGTAAACCAAGCCTCTTTAAAATATTTGTTAATTTAATTTACTATAAAGATTTCCACATTGCAATCATTTTAGGATGAGGATAGATATCTACTTTGTCTTTACGAACACTGTTGTGGGTGTAAACACCCGGTTCGCCTTTTAAAGCACGTTTACTTATATCCCAAACATCTTCATTGTATTTTAAAGGAATGTTGTATTTTAAATTCCATAACACTAACAACTCTCTAACTGCCTCAATTTGAGCATCTGTGTAGTTATGAAAGAATTTATATTTTTTAAATGGAGTTTCAAGTTCACATACTTCATCAGCTTTAACAACACCTCCAACGTAATTATAGTATTTACCATTTGTGTAAGATAGTTGACCCCAATTACATATTTCAATACCAATTGATATTTTGTCTAGTGACTTGTAAGGTACTCCATTGTAGCTGAATACGTCTTGCTTTAGTCCTAAATGGTAAGCCCATTGTTTACTTGAGAATCCTTGTACTATTTCGCCATCTTCCCATTTAGAGTTTACTTTTGGCTTTCCTCCAACACTTACGCATGTTGCAACTCTTTCAGGATTGTTTGTCCACCAACCAAATGTTCCAAATGGATCTGGGTTTCCAGCGGTGTGATGTAAATATATTTGTGTTTTTGGGTGTTCCTCAGTAAAATACTGTGTTGCTGGGAATGATGTTTGTGTTAGTTTCATGGTTATGTTTTATAATAAATATAACTTAATTCGATAAAGGTGCTTTATTAATGATTGGGTAAGATTGCTATTATCACCTCTCCCACTTGTTTAAACTCCACATTAGGAAACTTTTTAGTAATAAATGCTTTATACAAACTATCTCTCTTCTTACCAAACTCTTCTCCCGCCTTCTTCTCTGGTGTATATGTAATAATCTTATTGTCTTTTAAGTATTGCTGAACTATATTAACTATAGTAGCCATTACCTTATACACCTCTCCTTTATTTGTTACGACAGTGTTTGAAAACTCATCCTCTCCTTTAAGTTTAGCTACAAATTCTAGTGCAATTCCAGGTAACCCAGTTGCAAATGGGAAACTACTCTTAAAATACTCTAGCTCAACTTGATACTCAGTTTCAGAATCAGTTGTAAAACTGACAATTGTAAACCATCTATCAGATGATAACTCTTCCCACTTATACGTTTGGGATGTTCCTTCACCGACTTCTCTTAATAAATCAATTAATCGTATCATACTAATAAATATCGCTAATTTGATAAAGGTGCTTTAATGCTTGGATGAGATACATAATTACTTAATTGTATATCTTCCTCTAATAAACATTTACAAAAATTATCATCTTTAAATCCGTTAAATATTGCTATAGCATCTAATGGTCCTTCTCCACATGAACCATTTTCTGTTGGCCAGAACTCTGCATTGATGTTTAATGTTGGTAATGGGAATGGTTGCCTTGTGTGAATGGAGTTTAATAAAAAACATTCAAGTTCAATTAAAGGTTTACCTGTGAAAGGGTCTTTATTATTTTTCCACCCATCAATAAATATCTGATTAGTGAATTCACAAATATCTGCTTTAATATCACCAGCATAACCTCCAGAACTTTTTAACAAGCTCCAATCAATATAGATTTTTTTAACTTCTTCTAAACTCAGCTCTCTACCAATCTGTTCCTTTGCTTGTTCAACATGGTTACTGTAAAGGTGTACATCACCTAAATTTCCAATTAGCTCATCAGGAACCATATTAACTGCTTTAGCGATGATTTCTAATAGTAAACCATAAGATGCTATATTGAATGGTAAACCTAAGAATGTATCTACTGAACGTTGATTCCACATTAGAGAGATTGCTCGTGTTGGGGTGTTATAGTCATTCATAATATCATTATTGAATTCTTTAAGGTGTTCTCTGGTTTCCTTGTTGAAATCAGTAGTAAATTGAAACACATCACATCTTTCTTCATAACTCAACTCTCTTGTATAAACTTGAAATCCATAATGACATGGTGGAAGAACCATTGAATCCAATTCTCCAACATTCCAAGCTGAAACCATTAATCGTCTTGAGTCTGGGTTTGTTTTAAGGTCGTTGATAAGGTTTGCGATTTGGTCTATACCTTTTATTTTTTTTCTTGTCATTAATCCTTTGTGTACAAAACTTTTTATTTCTACACCATCAGGAACAATCCCACCTTCAAATTTTTCCCAAGATGAATATCTTTCACCCCAACTCCTCCATTGCTTCCCATACACGGGACCTAAATCACCCCACTTATTAGCAAACTCATCATCTGTTTTTATTTTGTTGATGAATTCTTCTTGTGTAAAAAGTCTCATTTCTTTAAGCAACGAACCTTCTTCTTGTCTAACTAAACAATCTTTATCGTTACTCATAGAGGCTTTACTTCTGTAATTCTTATACACATCACCGTCCCAAATATGACAACCATTATCTACAAGGTATTTGATGTTGGTATCTCCTCTTAAAAACCATAACAATTCAGTTACCACTGATTTCCAAGCCATCTTTTTAGTTGTGAGTAAAGGAAACCCATCACTCATTTTATGACGAATCTGTCTTCCGAATACTGATAGCGTTCCTGTGCCTGTACGGTCACTTTTTGTTACTCCATTATCTAAGATGTCTTGGAGTAGGTCTGTGTATTGTTTATCTAGTTTATTCATTTTAAATTACAATTGCTCTAATAGTGGTGGCCCAAGGCTTGAGTGGTAATGATTTACTATAAATGTACATTTTTTTATCTTTGTACGACTCTAAAAATTGCATTAAACCAGAATTGTAACTTTCTACAAAATAAGGTTTATCATTAATCCTATGAGTTACATCATCAATCAATTCAAAGTTATACTTTTCTTTTAATTTTTCAACCTTACTCACATCATACATTTCATATGGGTTGTGATGAGTATGTTCTTTAAGAAATCCATTAGATAAATGTATAGTCCATTCAAGTAATCTTTCTTGTTCTAATTCTTTTCGTTTATTACATTCTTCAATACTTCTATGTGAAGATGCTTCATTCCATCCATAACCCATAGCACTTGCTATAAGAAACATTACATCACTTTTTGTTAGTGTTATTAGTTCTTTATCTAGTTTATTTTCCATTTGGTAATTTTTCGTTTTCTATTTGAATTATTTTATCTATTACTCGTTTAGGTATTATCTTCATTGGAATTGGGTCACCCCCTGTTGTAGTCCAAGTATCAATATAGTAATGTCCATTAAATTTGTCTGTGTATATTGTATGAACTACCGATTCACCCATAAGGTTCATAGATGTTTCACCAACTTTTAAAAGTTCTATTTCTCCTAGAAATGGGTCTGTGTATGTTTTATTTAGTTTGTTCATTGTTATTTAATAATATAGTTTCTTTCTCTAAAAATTTTTTCATGGCTAATAACTTTCTTCTTATACCGACATTCGCCTCAGACAATTCTTTAAGAAATTTATCCACTTTATCTACTGTCAGTTTATCTAGGTTATTCATATTTTACTCGTTCTATAATTTCGTGATTATCAACTCTTGTTATTTTTATGTATTCAATATCAAAATTGTAAGGTTCTAGATTATCAAATCCATCACCAAACTCAGCTGTCACAGGATTTGTTTCGTACTGTCTGTTACGAACCTCTTTTTGATATGCTTCAAGTTCTTCTTGTGTTTTAATGAGTCTGATCATTAATAATTTCTTTTAGTCGTTTAATTTCAGCGATTACATCATCACCTAATTCAATTTTAGACATCATTGATAAGTCCATTACTTGATTCATTAGCACTTCAATTAGTGCGTCTTTTGCTTGTTCTTTATTCATAACTTTCAATTGTTTTATCGTTGTGTTTTCAAAGTGTGATATATCGTATGATATCTTTTCTTTTTCTTCAACCGTGTTGTCACTTTTAATTTCACCAATCGCTCTTGATGAAACCCATACCGTTTGTTTTTGACTAAGCATTTCGTTCACCCTTTTTGATGCATCGCTATCATTAAATTGAATTGTCTTTCCTTCGTCTGTTGTATATCCAACAATTTCGTCATTGTATTTTACAGGTATTGTTTTACTCATAGCTTTCTATTGTTTTATTATTATATGTTACTGTAATTAGTCGGGTTGGGATATTCCAATCGTTATTCATTCGATCCTCCATTTCTTCGACACTCCAATTTTGCCAACCAGAATAGGAACGAAGGTGCATTTTATCGATTAAGTCCATTCTCTCTTCCAAACTCAACTCTCGTTCATCAATTTTCAATCCCCACTTTTCAGAGAACTCAGAATTAATTTTTATCATTTGAATAAATGAATCTTTTGTTAAATGCTGAACCCCTGAGATTAGTGGGTTATCACCCCATTTGGAATACTCACCATAATGATTCTTTTCATTAGTTTCATGCGTGATTCTTTTATAATTCTTATAAGCCTCATCCAATAGCTCTTGTTGTTCTTTATTCATATTTGTTTTTTCTTTACATTTACATTCGTATGTAACTTCATCACATTTATCACACCTCATATATGACATAGGTGATGGCATTCCACTGTAGTTACACCATAAATTATCTTCGTCTTCTTTCATCATTTCATAAACAATTGAACCATTAATATAGAGAGAGCTAATACTAAACATATGATAGTTTTAGTGGTAAATGGCTCTCCAAATAAAGACCAACTAAAATAAGTAAACACAATCGCACCTAATGAAAATCCAATTAGTCTTGAAGGCCACATTTCTCCGTTGTATGCCAATACTAAATTCTTCACAGAATACATAAAAAACATAGAAGAGGGTATACCCATTAAGACAACTAACCAATAGTTATTCTTAAACCAATCATATTTTAATTGACCTTGTAGTTGAAAGAAAACTATAATTTGTGCTATAATTCCAAACACAATACCAGCAAATAATTTATTCACCTTTGTTTATTTTAAAGTTAGTGATAGGATAGTCAAGTTCAATTTCCCAGTCTTTATGTCTTTTGTGAATAAAATAAAGTAGATTTTGAACTTTATCTGCATGTTTCATATTCAACAATTTAAAAGTCATTTCTTTGACGTACTTACCATTGTCTATGGAATATTCAATTGCACTTAAAGTTGCAACTGTATCTTGTTCATAAAAAATAGTATTTTGTTCAGAACGAAATCCTGTAGTGTCTATTTTCTTAATAGTCGCACAACCTATTAGTAGTGCTGAACTAAGTATTAGTAGTTTTTTCATTTTTCTTTTAATTAAATATACGTTTAAAAATCTTGTAATCCTAACTATTTAATAATACTGACAAAAAAATTCCTACATATGATCCTATCACTGATCCAGTTACATAACCAATCCACTGATGTAAAGTATCTGTAGATTGAGCTATTTTTCTAATTACAAAAAAATTCATTGAGGCAACTAAAAAATCAGTTAATGCAGCTTCATGATAATGTGCTTGAGCTACTGCTCTAAAATTTATACATAAAATTGAATATAAAATAATTTGTATTACGCCTAGTGTTAATGCTTCTTTTATTTTTTCTTTCATTATACCATTTCTTCAATTATTCCTATTACTTCTGATAGTACTAATACTGCTGCTCCTATTCCTAAATTGAACGGCAAGATAAAATATCCTGCTATTCGAATTCCGGATTTAAGAAAACTAATTTGTTTATGTAGTTTAGGGTCGGGGTGTTTAGAATTTTGCTCCATTGGTAGATATTGCATGTAAAAATTCATCTCTAATCATATTACTTGGTTCCATAAATACACCACTAAATTTATTTGTAGTCATTGTAGATGGATGTTTAATACCTCTATGTGAACAACATGTATGTTTACAAGCTACACTTACAGCTACTGATTCACATTCCATTTTGTCTGAAATATAGTCATGTACTTGTTGAGTAAGTGATTCTTGCATTTGAGGACGTCTTGAGAACCATTCTACAATACGATTTAATTTACTTAATCCTATTACTTTTTCTCCAGGTATATAAGCTACTGTAGCAAATCCTGTAAATGCTAAATTGTGGTGGGCACACATACTAGTGATAGGAATACCACTTTGAATTACTAAACCTGTATAATTTTCGTCGTTAGGAAATGTAGTAATATTTGGTTCATTTGATACTGATCCTATGATTAAATCTTTTAACCATGCTTTAGCTACTCGACGAGGTGTGTTTTCTGTTTGTTTATCTGCTGTGAAGTCAAAACCTACTGCTTTTAAAAAATTACCATAATGAATAGATGCTTCATCAATCATTTGTTCTATTTGTTCTGGGGTGCGGGAAATGTTCCCATTTGATTTTTTTAGTAATTCCATTTTTAATTTATTTGATTTAATTGATTTAACATAAAATTTAGTCCTTCTGCTTCGTTATGAAATATTTCTCTATCCATTTTTGTTTTAAATTTATCTAAGTAGTAATATACTACATCCATTAATTCCATTCTAAAATATTCATCAATTTTAGATTCAATAAATAGTTGATGGTTAGATATTTTAATACTATTTTTGGATAATACAATAGTATATTCTTTGTTTTTAGTTTGAATATAAACTGCATCTAAATTATTTAGTACATTGTTTTCTTGATTAGATACTACTTTTATTAGTACGCTTTTAATTAATTTTTCATTGGCATCTAAACCACGTGGATCAAGATACTTTTTTAAACGTATTTTGCGTCTTAAGTATTTGTACTTAAAGAATGTTTTTAATTGTTTCATAACCTTTATTTATTAAATTTATTATACTTTGATAATTTGAGATAAATATATTAATAAGATTTGGGGAAGCCCAACTATCTGGGCAAAGTCCTATTATGTGTAATAGTTCATGCATATTATACTCCTCTTAAATCGTTATAAGCTACAATATGAGCTCTACCTGTAAAATTATATCCTCGTTTAATACATTCCTCCATTACATAAGCATAATTTGGTTGTAACTTATTAAACGTATCTCCTGCTGGCATAACCCAAACTTTGTCATTTGGAATGTTATGTAAATTAATAAATGCTTCTATTTGTTCCCAAATAAATGGTTCGTTTCTGTCTACAACTGGTTTAAAGTGATAGTCTAAATGATAGTCAAGCATTTTCTTAATAACATCATATTTATTTCTAAATTTTTCATGTTGATCAATCATTTTCTGATCTACATCTTTACCTGCTGGTGTTTTAGTTCCTAGTTTAGGTTGTGAATTTAAAAATTTAGGAGATAAAGATACTAAATCTATTTTGTAGTTAGTTTCAATAAAATGAGAACCTTCAGTCTCTATTGTAACATACATTCCTCTCATATTCTTAGCTATATTGATTAATTCATCAACTAACTCAGGATGCATTGTAGGAGAACCACCTGATATCATTAAATGATTAATTTGAGGATTGGCTTCAAATAGTTCTTTAATAGCATTTAATGTCCAAGTACCTTTTTCAGGGTGAATTGAAGTATACCAGCTGTCGCACCAACCGCCTTCACCAAAATAACATCTATGAGTACATCCTGTTGTTCTTACTAAGAAATGAGGACGTCCTGCTCTTGATCCTTCTGTTTGAACGCAAACATATGCTTCAATTATTGGTTGTACTTTATTATAGTCCATGTTCTTCATAAATTGATGAATTTTTATCGTTTTCAAAACACTCTACTTTAATCACTTTACATCTACCAGCATCTGTTTTTGCTAATACTGAATTAAAATGGTCGTAAACTAATTTAGCATTACTTTCGGCTCCCATTTTATCTAGTAAATGTACTTTAGCTAAGCCCATTTGTCCCATTTGTTCAAAAACATCTACAAACGGATCGTCTTTTTGAATTAGTAATGTGTGGTCCCACATATGGTCCATCCATGATTTTAAACCATTACCTTTAGGAGCATCTTTAAATCCACCGTAATCAACAATCCAATTCATATCATCAAGTTGTTTATCTACATCTGGTTCGTTAGATGCAAACCATACTTTAAATTTTAAAGCATATCCATGTAACAATTGACAGTGGGAGTGTTGAGCTTTCCACTGTCTAATTGCTACTGAGTAATTGTCAAATAATTTAGTTGAAATATATCTCATGTTTTATCCGTTTATAAGTTCTCTAATTTTGCTTTCTGATTGGGTACCTACAATGCGCTTTGTTTCTTTTCCATTTTCTAATAATATTAAAGTAGGAACACTTTTTACATTATATTCAGAAGTATAGGATACATCATAGTCAGTATCTATTTTATTAACTGATACTCCGGTTTGTTTACTTACTTGTTCTACTGTTGGCTTCATTGTTTGGCAAGCTGCACACCATTGAGCCGAGAAAAAAATTAATTGTTTCATTTTATTTTTTATGGTTTGTTAATATTGGTTTTACATGCACTAATACTTCCTCCCAAGTGCGTGGGATAATTTCTCCGTTTGGAATCACTTCAGCATAGTCAACAGGATCTTTACGACCTACATTTAAAAATGCTTCTATACGTTCTACTGAACTTGCTGATTTGTAGTCACTATACCATTTATCTTTAATTGTAAGTGGTTTGTAAGATGTATTAGTACGTTTATATACTTCATTAAAATCTAGTCCTAATGTTTCACAACATGTTTCTCCATCTTTCAAAATACCTGCTTTATCTGTTTCCATATACGGAGCATAGAAATCTACTCTTTCTGAGTTCCAATTTCCTACTTTAAAAGCATTTAAATCTGCTTGTCTAAAGTTTTCTGTACAGTCAGGATAGATTGAGTGATCACCTGAGTGGATTCCTAAAGCCATAACACAATTAGCTTCATTTTTATCAGCAATTGATAAAGCAACTGCTTGAATAATAGAACTAAATATTTTATTACGATTAGGTACTACTGTATCCTTCATATTCTCTTGAGCGTAATGCCCTTCAGGTACTTCTGCTCCTCCTTCTACTAATGTAGAATTTAGTAATTGAGCTAAACCATCTAATTTAATAATTTGATGGGTAACTGGGAAGAAGTTATGATATACTCCTTCTCCATTATCTCCATCAATATATTTTTGTGAGGCTCCATTTACATAATCTACTAAATCAGAAGCACATTCAAGCTCTACTTTATGTTTTTGTCCATAATCAAATGATAAAGCTGTTACTTCATAACCATTTGATAGTAAATGGAGTAGTAAAGTGCTGCTATCCATTCCTCCTGAGAGGCTTAATACTGCGTATTTTTTCATATTTTATTTATTAAAATGGTAATTCGTCGTCTTGTGAAGTACTACTATAAGTTGCAGATTTGTTAAAATATCCATCTAAAAATTCAAGAGTATAAAGTAATACTTTTCCTTTGAATTTGGGATTCTCTACATCTCTTGTTTGAATCGGTTGAAGTGTTGTTTTGGCGGCTGTTGCTACTTCAGCTCCTAGTTTACTTCCAGCGGCATGACCTAAATAGTCATACAATGATAAAAATTTTGTTTCTTTTTTCATAACTTTGTTTTTTGTTTTTATTAAATATATTAATTGTTTTTATGTATTCCAAATTATAAATTGTTTATTTTTCTAAAATCAGAAATGTTGTTCATTAGATATCCTTCATTTATTTTACTTTTATCAATATTGAAGAAATCATTCATATTTGCTTTAGGTTTAAAATACAAACCATGAGCTGAGTAGCATGCATAATCTAAAGCAGCCATAACTGGATTTGATGTATCTATTGATTTGATAAAAGGCATATCATTATACCACCCAAATTCTTGAGGTACTGAGCATCCTAATAAATGAATTGAATCTGATTTACTTATTATTTTATCTTTAAATAATTGAGATATTACTTGAATTCGTCCTAATGCTTTTCCTAGATTTTTGTTTGGGTGAGGACAAATATCGTTATAGTAAGACGCCCCATAACTAAATGCTATTTTCTTATATCCTAAATCTTTATATGTTTGATAACATTCCAATACTTCAGCATACGATTTTCCTTGTACTACTGCTATAAATGTTACTTTAGGATAGTTTTTCTGCCAATTAATCCATTTTTTAGCTGATACAATTGATTGAGTTTTGTCTTCCCAATAATCTGCTACAAAGAATTCTTGTGGTTTTAACCAATCTAACCAGTAAAACAATCTATCTTCAGAGTATGGAACTCCTAATTCATGTAAACTGTTGTCCATCATTATATGACGGCCTTTTGCTTTTGATCTAATAAAGAATTGTTTATATTCTTCATTTTCGTCCATTAAATGGGGTAAGCAATAATCGTAATTGTTAAATTTTAAACTTTCCTCTAACAAACATAGAGGTACTTCATGTGATACTTTAATCATAACTTTTTTATTTAAATATACGTTTTAAGACTTAGTAATCCTAGTAAGTGATTATTTCATCGTCATCTTTTTTCTTTTTTCTAAAAACAGGAGGAATATACCTATACCACGATTCGATAGGAGGTGTTGGAACAATTGTATCGTCAACTTTATGTTGTGTTACAATTGGTTTTACTTCAACTGGTTTCTCATTATATATAGCTAATTTATTAGGATTTTTTATTTGATTAAAAGCAAAGTTAGCAGCGATTACTAAACTTATAGCCAACGGATCAAATACAAATATAATGATCATTAAAAACCAATTGATAATTTTATCCATCGCTGTTCCAGTTAATTTAGCTATATACTTTAATGGACCTAACTCACCTGCTAACTCAGCATTTGATTCTTTAGCCAATTTTTCTTCTGAAAGTACTAGTAATGTAGAATCTAAAATATTTACTTTATTAGTTAAAGTTTTTTCTTCACCTAAAGCAAATTCAAGTTGTTTTTCATATGATTTTCTATTTGCTGATGATGAAGTAGTTAAGATATTCCCTTGTTTGTCTTTATGGGTTTGAGTGTTGTTACCTAATGCTCCTCTTAATTGAGCAATACTTTGTTGAGTATTTTTTAGTTGTTGTAACGTAAATTCTTTACTTAATTCTTGTGTTTTAATTCTGTTGTCAACTAAAGCAATTTCCTTATCTACAACACCTGTTTTATTAGCTGTGTCTTGATACCCACTACTTAAGTATCCATAAATACCTGCTGATGTAATAATCATTAATGTAATTAAAGCAATTATAAGATATACTCTTAATGCTTTGTTTAGTTCTTTCCAATATTGATAAAGTAAAGATGCTACTACTAATTTTGCTACTTCAAGAGATGAAGCCATCCATATAACTGCTGTTTCTACTCCAGCAAATAATTTTGCTAAACCTGTAACGCTGTAATAAGCAGCTGCTGCACTAATTGATAGTGCAGATAGTGCTATTAGTATTGGTAAAAAATATTTTTTCATAATTTAAAATCTTTGATCTAGTCCTGGTACTACTATGACTCCTGAATCTTTGTCTCCTGCTGAATTTACTACTTTGTCTTGTGTAACTATTTTTATAAACATACCATTAATCCTTAATTCACCTCCTTGTTGGAGCATTTTTTTAAAGAAATTAATTTGAGCTTCACTCCATTGAGTACTTAACTCTATAATTTCTGGTTTTTCTACTACTTTTCCGTTTAGTGAAATAGTTGTTCCTTTTCTGATCGATTGAGGTTTTAATGCCATATTTTTATTTTATTATGCTTCACATGAAACACATTCTGATAATCTTTGTAAATTGTCTCCTCTTAATACACTTTCTGTTCTTAAGTAATATAATGTTTTAATACCTAATTTATGAGCTTCTTTATGTACTTGAGATATCCATTTTGGAGAATCATCAGGCGAGAAACATAAATTTAATGATATTGCTTGATCAACATATTTTTGACGAATAGCATTTTGACGAACGATTTCTAATTGATTAATTTCTTTAAATGTTAAGAATGTTTCTTTTTCTTCATCAGTTAAAACATAGTCAGGTAAACCTAAAATTGATCCTTGATCTTTTAAAATTTGATCCCAAATACTATCAATATTGTATCCTTTGCTTTTTAATAATTCTTCTAATATTTTGTTTCGTTTAATAAAAACACCTTTTGCTGTTTTTAAGTTATAAACATTAGCTGGAATAGGTTCAATTGATGGAGAAACACCTCCTGAAATATGAGCATTTGATACTGTTGGAGCAGGTGCTAAATGATGTGTGTGTCTTAATCCTGTACCCTTACACCATTCTGGTTCACCATATAATTCGGCTTGGTCTCTAGATGCTTTCTTTGTTTCTTGTTCCATAAAATCAAAGATCATTCTTGTATGAGCATTTGCTTGAATACCTACAAATGGAATACCTTTTGCTTGTAAAAACGTATGCCATCCTAAAACACCTAATCCAATTGCTCTACCTTTAGTAGCTGAACGAACTGTATTTTCGAAAAACTTAATATTTTTAGCTCTGTCAATAAATTCTTGTAATACACCTTCTAAAAACCAAGTTGATAGTTCAGGTAAAGTCATTCCATTTTCGAATTTGTAATCTTTCCATTCATCCCATCTAGCTAAATTCAATGAAGATAAACAACAAATAAATGAATGTAATTCGTCTGTGTATAAAGCAATCTCAGTACAAATGTTAGTCATTGTAACTTGCAAATTATTTTTCTTATACGCTTCAGGGTTAGCATTGTTAATATTGTCTTTAAACATAATGTATGGTTGACCTGTTTCTAAACGTGTTTTTAGAATTTCACCCCATAACTTTTGTGCTTTAGGATCTTTATTCTCTAATTTATTCATCCATTCATCATCAATAACAACACATTGATTTAAATTTAAACATTGACGATTAACATCTCCTTTAGGACGACGAATCATTAAAAATTCTTCAATATCTGGGTGATTAATATCTAAATTTACTGATGCTGCTCCTCTACGTACTGAACCTTGATTAGTAGCTAAGATAGTTGAATCATAAATTTTGGCCCAAGGCACTACGCCTTCTGATACGCCATTATCTTTAATGTTTTTTCCTCTTCCTCTGATTCTTGATAAACCAATTCCTACTCCACCACCTTGAGACGATAATCTCATTAATTCAGAGTTTGCATCAGCAATTCCTTCAATTGAATCACCTACATCAATTCCAAAACATGAAATAGGCATTCCTCTTTCTGTTCCCATGTTTGATAGAACAGGAGATGCAGGACATAACCAATTTTTAACTATTGCGTCATAGAAAAACGGTTGTAAATCTTTACGTTTTAATCTTCGAGCAGCTGCTTTACTAATTCTTTTATATGCATCAAATACATTTTCGTCTGGTAATAAGTAACCTTTAGATACCATATCTACTCCAATTTGATCAAACCATAATGGGTAATCTTTTCCTTTAATCCATGTACTTGTGTCTACGTGTATGCTCATATTTTTGTTTTTATTAATTCAATTAAGTTCTCAAAAGTAATTATATTTTCTACTTCTTCGTCTTTTATTTTAATATTGTATTTAAATTCAATAAGTTGAAGAATTTCAATTTTGTATATTATATTTTCTTCCATGTTTGTAAAATTGTATCACCATATTTTTCTTGAATGTTTTTAAAATCAGGAAAGTGTTTTTTTAAATAATAATCATATAATTTAGTTCGAGTATTACCATCAGCACCATATTCAAATTCTTGAACATTATATTTATCTACCCAATATCTAATTAATCCAAAAATAGCTGCTAATATCCTAGAAGAATATGGAGAATTTAACAATTGTTCTAAATTTAAATTTTCATAATTTTCATCAGTATCACCAAAATTTATAGATGGACGTTTTGGGTTAAATAAAGGTAGTATTTTTAACTTATAGTATTGATCTTTATATTTTATATTAACAGAAAAACGAGTTTTAGACTCTTGAGTAATTTCATATTCTATTTCTTTAGAATTTAGTTCCTCAGGAGAATATATATCTATTATTTCCTTTAATAAATTTGTTAATTTTATCATAATTTTATTTTTATAGATCTGACCAGTCACCTACTGACTTAGCGTAATTTGTAACTCTACCTGCAAAGAAATCTTGGTGTGTTTTACCACTTGTTAAATGACCAAACCATTCCATTTGTTTTAATAAATTTGGGTCAATATCGTTATAAAGATTTGAATAACCTAATTCAATCATTTTTTCATTTGCTCTTGCTTTAATGAATGCTTTCAATTGATCTTTATTTAGACCTTCAATGTCACCCATTTCAAATGCTTTATCAATAAAGTCATATTCTAACTGAACTGACAAGTCACATGCTTCAGTAATGTGGTTTCTTAATTTAGGTGTATTTAATTCAGGATATTCTTGTAATAGAGTTGTAAACAACCAACATCCAGCTTTTGAATGTAACGATTCATCTCTAACACTCCATTCTACAATTTGTCCTGTTCCTTTCATTAAATTTCTTAACTGAAAAGACATTAATATAGCGAATGAAGAGAATAAATTTACTCCTTCAGTAAATGCTGAGAATATAGCTAATGAAATTGCTTTTTCTTCTAATGTTTCACCTGGTACTTCAATTAAACGATCAATTTTGCTTTTTGATGTTTCATCTTCCATAAATGCTTGAAAATCATCTAAACCTAATTCTTCATTTAAACGAGCATATGCTTCAGCATGTATACTTTCAAAATCAGCAAATACACGAGCCATTGCTTGTACTTCAGGTTTTGGAAACCAAAGTGATACTTTAGTTGACCAGTAATCATTTACATGAACCTCTGTTTGAGCGAATGACTTTAATATATTACCTATTAAATTCTTTTCTGATTCGTTTAATTTAAGTTTCCAATCATTTAAATCGGATGCTAATGGTACTTCATCTGCTAGCCAGTGACTGCGATGTTGGTCTTTAAAAAAATCAAAAGCTTGTTGGTATTCAAAAGGCTTGTAAAAATGCCTAGGTTCTGTTAATGACATAAATTCTTTTTTATAAATATAAGTATGGTTTTTTGAATTTCCAAACTTATTAATTGTTTTTGTTTAAATTAAAAAATTGTTGTTGTAAATATTCTCTATCTAAGTTATCTAATCCCATACTGTTTGGTTTTGGGGATGATTTCATTTGCGCATCTTCTTCATCTTCACTCATCTCATTTAAAATTTCGATATGTCCGTTTGATGTATCTACTTTTGCATTATATGACATACCATCCATCCCATATCTATTTTTCATAATATGGAAACGACCTGTTCCACTTACTTTATCTTTCTTTTGTCTTGATAAAGATATTGCTATATCTGCAATCATAATCTTATCATAAGATCCTGCGGCTTTATCACCTTCAATAATATTATCTTTAGCACCCGCTCTATTTACTTGAGATACGCTCCAAATTGGTAATTTTAATTCTCGTGCTAGGCCTTTTGTGCCTACATAAATATCATCAATTTCATCTTTACGTTCACGATTCTTTTTCTTTGATGAAAGTAAGTCAACGTAATCAATAATAATTAAATCTGGTTTGAAATCTAAGTCAATACATTTTTTAATATGCGATTCTATAGTAGAAATAGTGGCTTTACCCATATAAAATTCTTTTACAATTAAGTTTCCTGGTAATTCAGCAATTACTTCTTCCACTCGTGATTTTTCAGTTTTTAATTTATCAACAGGAATTCCAGTGAAAAACGCATCGTATCGTTTTCCTATATATCCTTCACCTAATTCTAATGTATAGTGAATAACATTATAACCTAATTGTACAGCATATCCCCCCATAGCAATTAATGACCATGATTTGCCTCCACCTGGGTTACCAAATATTAATCCAAAATCTCCTTGACCTAAACCTCCTTGCATTAATTCATTAAATAAGTTCCAAGGTGTTGGGATAGGTTTTCTATCATCTTCTATATATCGAGATTCAACATCTTTGTTATATTCATGTCCAATATTTTTGTCTTGACCTGAGCGTAAAGCGCTATCAACTAATGATCTAATGGAGTCATAATCACCTGCTTTAAGTAAGTCAACCGAATTTAAAAGCGCTTTTTTTAGTTGTTGGTTTTTACAAAAATTTGTAAATTCTTCTTTAACATACGTCAAATCAGATTCATCTGATGATCTATATGCTTCTTTTAGTTGTTCTTTAATAGAGAGTTGTAATACTTCATTATCAACTCTTTTCATTTCTACCTTAAGAACATCCATTGTTGGATTTGTGTGGTACTTGGTGTAGTATTTTATTACTTGATCAATAATCCATTTGTGTGCTGTATTTGAAAAGTACTCTTCAGTTATAATGTCATTAACATTTTGTATAAATGGTTTATCAGTTAATAAAGCTGATATTACTTTGGTTTGGAATCCAATTCCGTAATTCTCTAGAGAGTTCAATGTCATAACTTATTTTTTTGTTTTATTATATTTGTCAATTAATGCCCAATTATCTCGTATCCAGTAATCTACATTTTTCAAAACATTTCCTAATCCATCTTCATGATAGAATCTTAAAAACGTTTCAATGTTTAATTCGTATGGGGATTCCTTTATTTGATTAAATATATATTCTTTTTCTTGCTCATCCAACATAGGATTACTTAAATTCATAATCTTATAAGCTTTTCTTAAATTGTCAAAATCTTCTAATGCTCTACAGTATATAACATGTTCTTTAAATTTTAAAGCACAAATATCATAAATGTGGTCCATAGTTAATTCTTCTGAACCCATTATTTCTGGGAAATACTTTCCTAATTTACTTGGTCCTAATCCTTTAACACCACCTACTTTGTCTGATTTATCTCCCATTAATGTTTTATAGATAAGAAAGTTGTGAGGATGAACTCCATACTTTGTTTTTACATCTTTTGACGTTACAAATTCTTTTTCTACAGATCTATACATTAATATATTTTCATCTACTAATTGAAGAAAATCGTTGTCCGCAGATACTAAATATACTTTATTTTTCTTATCTTGAGTAAGCTCTTTACTTAAAAACGCAATGATATCATCAGCTTCTACTCCATCTTGTGATAAAATTTTAACTGGTAAACATTGTAAATAATGAATTAAGTGTATAATTTGGTCTGTTTTAGATTCGTTTTCTTTTTCAACACTATCAAAAGAAGTTTTGTTAACTCTATTAACATTTCTTCCTGACTTGTATTCAGGGAGTAAATTCTTCCTGTTTATAGAAGAACCCACTCCATCAAATACAATATAAATTGATGTAGGTTTTAATTGTTTAACTAAAGACCCTAATGAACGTAAAAATCCACCTAAACCTCCTATATGTGTACCTTCCGCATTTATATAATTTAATACTGCAAAGTTTCTTAAGAATAGATTTAAACCATCTACTATTAGAGTTCTTTCTCCAGTTTCTTCGGGGATTGGTACTATATCTTCTTTGATTCCATCAAGAAGTTTAAGTAAATCTTTATTGTTCATAATTTTAGTCTTCAGATTCTACAATGTCCGTGACATCTACTTTTTCATTCCACTCACTATTATCTTCTACAGTTTTGTAATTTCCCTCTCCTAATATATCAGCCCATTCATGTGAATGCTCTTTTTTATATTTAGTGATCTCTTTAGGATCGTCAGGTATGAAACCATGTACTGTACTGATAACTGTGTTTTTAGTAGTGATTCCGTTTACGTGATTTTTATCACATGCTACTTTTGTTCTTAAAGCAAACTCTACATCTTTACCTTCTTTTTGAGCTTTGATCTTTGATGTTCCACTATTAGTAACATTACCAAAAGTCAAACATAATGAAGCATCATAATAGAATGTATTTCCACCTTTATTAGTCATTCTCGGTTGTGAGAAGATATTTTCAGCTGGAGCTACTCCGGTTTTATTAATGATTAAGAATGTATTTGTATATTTACTTTCTTCTTTTCTAGATAAAATGATTCGTTGATTGATAAAATTACCAAATTGAGTTGCAATTGCTCCTGCATTCCACATTGGGTTGTTTTTACCTTGTTCAATACTCATTCTGCAAGCAATTGATCCTACTGAGTCCCATAAAAACAATAAGTCATATGGTAAGTTCCCTTTTGCTTGTTCATCTAAAATGTCAATAATAAAATCAGCTACATCCTCAATTGAATTTAATTTACCTCTATCTTTATAAATAAAGAATCCATCATAATCAATTACAGCACCATCTTTGTCTTTTATTTCATTCATTTCGAAACCCATCTTTTGCCAGTGTTCCCAGCTGTGTTTCATTTCAGTAATAATAAGAACAGGCAATACACCCATTTTTTGTGCTGATACAGCTGCCTCTATAGATGTAGTAGTTTTTCCAGTATTGCTACCTCCACGTACTATATTTATATGACCCATTGCTATTCCAGGAATAGATAGTGCTTCTTGCATTGCTGTTGAGAAGGGAATCCATGCTTGATCTTTGAACTTTACATTTCCGCCTAATGATTTCTTCTCTTTAAATTTATTTAAATCAAATTTAGATTTAAGTTCTTTAGAGACTGCTTCCATTAACGAATCTTTGTCGTTTGTTTTAGCCATTTTAAATTATTTTAAATTTTAGTCTTCGTCTTCTTCAAATAAAGAGTCGAATTTGTCTGCTTTTGATACTTTACCAGCTGGTGCTTTTAACTCATAGTTTTTAGTTGGTTTAGATTTTTCAATTTCTTTATCATCTTTCCACGGTAAATCTTCTCCAGCAGCAGTAACAGTTGTTTCTTCTTCAACTTCATCTATTTCATCAGAAGCATCTTCTGGGTTTAAAAAGTTTTGAAGCATTTCTTTCATTTTATCAAAAGTCATCTTGTAGGTATTTTGAATCTCAAGAATATCTGGTTGTTCTTCTAACCATAACTCAATATCATTTTTGCTAGTACTTAATGGAGATGTTTTTGGTTTAATACGAATTGATGACTTTAAGCCTTGACGACCACCAACATCACCCATTACTGCTTCAACAGTAAAATCACGACCTTCATTCATATCAGTGTAGTCACCATAATCTTCATCATCAGCGATACCTAATAATTGCATGTAAATTTCTTTACCAAATTCCCATAAACGAACACCTTTGTCTTCCTCACCTCTAACGATTACAGGAGCAAAAATACGCATTTTTGGTTCTAATTTTTTAGATAATTTCCAGTTTTCTTTATCACTGGTTGTACGTAATTGTTTTACGAATTCTACAATTGGATCCTTTTCACCCCAATTGGTTAAGGCGTATGTTGGGAATTTAGTCATACCATAATGAACAAATATCTCCCTAAATGGATTGTTTTTGTTTAATTTAGATGGTACAATTCTAATTTGATACTTACCTTCTTGTTTTGGTTTCCATAGATATTTTGAATAATCTACTTTTTCTTTTTTCTGCCCGGATGTCTGTAAGGCACTCAGTTTGTTTTTGATTGATTTTAAATCCATCTTCTATTTTATTTTATTGGTTACTATTTAAATATACTACTTGTTTTTTCGTAGGCCAAATTTAGCTATTAAAGCTCTCGAATGCCTTTTTATTTGTAGTGTTGTACTAGTTATATGTTATAAATATGTTAAAGATCTACTATTTTAAATATCTTTGTATTAAGTTGTTTGATTTCTCCTTGTTGAGTTAAAAGAACACAATTTTTATAATGTTGCCAATCTATTCGATAAGATGGATCAACTACACCACCATTTAATTTCTTAATTAAATCGTTAAGTGCGTTGATTGTATATAAAGTATTTGATTCTTTTTTACGATGTACTAATATTGTATTAGCTGGAATTATACTGACGTTGCCTTGCTCTACATTGTATGTAACTACATATTCATTTGTACTCTTAACAAAAAGCACAAACATTTTTTTATACATTATTGTATATGTAGTTGATAAACTAAAAATTAATTCATCTAAAGAGTCATGCTGTGTAAATGTAGCATATAGCCTGTTGTTCATAAAGTCACCATCAGTAATATAATCATACATATTGAAGACATCTGTTGAAACGAGATTTAAATTCATTTTAAGTTAGTTTATTGATTTATCTCTATTTCCTATCTCGTTAATATATCCAAAACTTACGGCTATCTCGGTTGTTTTAAATAGAGGTTGAGTATTTTTATAGTTAAAACACTCTTGTTGTTGTTTAGAATCTATTAAGTTAAAAGAAGCGCATGGTTTAATATGATCTATTTCCCATATTTCTCCGTGATTTTCCCAAGTCATTTCAGGTTTAAATTGTTGTTCTAAATATAATTTAAATTCTTCAATTGTACAACCTAAAAGCTTTAGGGTAGTAGTTAATTTCATATTACCACATAATGCTTGATTTAATCTGTTTCTTAACAATAATTTTAATCTAAAAATAGTATCAGTTTTATATCTATTTTTTTGTCTTTCATTTTTCTTAATTTTATTGCTTTGTTCCCATTCTTTAGCTTTATTTTTAATATACTTATTATATTCTAAATCAGTTTTATATCTATTCTTATTATTATTTTTAACTTTTTTATTTAATTCTGTTCTGTGGATTTGATAATATTTTTGTATTGTTTTTTTACCTAATTCACTTTTACTATATTGTTTTATTCTTTTTAAATATTTTTCTTTATCTATATTATAGTTGTTTTTTTGCTTTTCAGATAATTGTATTTTATTTTGTGTATAATATTCTTTTGTATTACTATTAAAACAAATTTTACATTTACTTTGATATCCTTTATCTTTATTTTTTCCACCTTTTGTATAAAAATTAGATTCATCTAATTCTTTATTACATTTTATACATGTTTTCATACCTATATTTTATTATAAATATTATAAAATAAAAAATATGACACCTTATTACTTGATAATTTTAATATCTTTATAATTTATTCCTTTTTTACTAGTAACTCGTAAATTATATTTATAGTATATGTTTAATATTTTATTCATTAATTCTTTTTCTTCATCTTTATCTATATCAAATAGAAGAGCATCGTATATGTATAATACTATTTTTGTTTTTTTACCTTTTAATAACATCATGATATCCCACAATATCAGTACATTTGTTGATGTTTCTAAATTTTGTAATGTATAGTTAAATAGTTTTTGAGGATTGATATCTTTTATGTTGTTTTTAAATTTATGTCCTGAAATTGGGCATTCGATAAAACCATTCGTTTTAAAGTCCTTCCATAACTTATCTGTATGTTTTTGAATTAGTTGAAAGTATTCTATATGTTGATATTCTTTATATATTCCTCCATATAACTGTCTAAACATTAGTATTTTTGCTTCATCTACTTCAATTTCAGCTTCTTTAGCAAAGTATTGATATGGTGTTTCATCTCCAAAATCATATTTTACTAAATGTGCTGCTAATGTTGGGTGGTAAGCACTTATATCTATTTCAATAAAGCAATCATTTTCTGGTATAAATGCTTCTCTACATCCATCCTCTTTTTTCAATGCTGCAAAATTGATGCCGTTAAAGCTATTGGAAGGCCTTCCGGTTGTAGTATATAAGTTATATTGGGTATATACTTTACTATCTTGAATAGAGTATAACTCAGTGTTTGGTTTAAAAAATTCATTAAATACATCTTTATTTATTTTAATTCCGTTTCTTTCAATTGCAAAAAATACACTTGTTAATTTATTATGAAACTTTGTATTGTCAAATTTAACACAATACTCTTTTACCTTATTAAATACCAATTCACACCTTTCATAATGTTTAACCAATGGGATAATGGTATTTATATCTTCAACATCACCATGTTTTTGATAGAAAAAATCATGTGTTTGGGTTGTTAATTCAGCATATTCAGGAGCACCAAATGAAATATCTATAATATTTTTTAATGGAAAACGATATATAAATGACTTTCTATCACGTACATATACTTCAGTAAATGACGCCAATAAACGGTTTATAGGCGTTTTATTCAGCTCTAATGCCTCAGTATGATGAATACACACCATATAGCCTTTATCGTTGTTTAATGGCTTTATATACAGTAAAGATATATGATTTAGTGATGGATGTATGTTGTCATTATAATAAATAGGTTCAACAAAAACTTTATCATAGTCTTTGTCAAATAATTCATTTAATTGTTCGTCGGTTTCGACAATATAAAACATAACCTTTATTTTTGATTAAATATACTAAATATATTTTTAGTAGCCTAATTTAAGGAAAGTAAAAGCACCCTAGATAGCGAGTCGTCGGGTGCTTTCATAGCCGCAGCTATAACGGTCCTAATCCGTATGTCTTTATTGATAATATTTAGTAAAATCCATTTTTAAGTATTCTGAAAGCATTAGTAGTTTTTGATTTTTGATTGCTAATTCAGTTATATTTTTATTTATTCTATATACTTGCTCTATGTCTCCTGTTAATTGCCAAGACAAATTAAATGGTTGATATAGTTGATATAGTATTGTAGAATCTTGTCCTACTAATTTATCATACGTATCTTTATTTATTTCTAAATATATAAGTTCGTTTGTTTTTTTACAAAAATATCTTCTATATTCTCCTATTTGATAATCTTGTTGAGTAGGGATATTTGGAGAGTAGGTTGGGGATGAAGGTGCTATTGTGGATTGTTTAGAAACAATAACATAATTATTAACTTCAAAATCATCCATATTAACAAAAGAAACATTATCGTTTTGAGAGGTAATTTGTATTCCTTCTAATGGTGCTAATATTAATAATTCATTTGGTCCATCTTGAGGTGTTTTACCTGTAAAGTATTCTCCTTTAGAAGTTTTAAAATAATCTCCTCTATAATTTTGTTTGGTACTTACATAAACAAATTCTCCACCATTAGTGTTTAGGTTGGGGGTTATTTGAGATAAAGGATAATACATAATTTAATTATAAAAATGGTTGTTTTGCTGTTATTTTTCCTCCTTTTGGTGGAAAAAATTGATTGATATCAATTGATAACCCTGTAGAATCCATTCCGTTAAGAATATTTCTAATCTGGATATGTAAATGTTCCGCTCCAGGACTACCTTTATCTCCTACTGTTCCTATTTGTTGACCTGCCACTACTCTAGTTCCCACAGTTACTGTTGAAGTATCCATATGACCATAAATAATATACCATTTTTGAGCAACAGGTGGTAAAGCGTGTGGTGGGAATATTTCTATAATAACACAATTTGGACCATACCCACCAGCTCCTATTATGGATACAACTCCATCTGTAGAACTGTATACTGGTGTTCCTTTTGGGGCAGCTATATCTATTGCTCTATGTTGATCACTACCTGGTACTCCATTTTGAACAGCTCTTACTCCAACCTTACTAGTGATTGTTCCTGTTACAGGAAATATAAATTTAGAGAACAATAAAGTTGATGGGGGTGGGGTTGTAAATTGAAGTGTTAAAGGGTATGTTATTTGTCCATTTCCATATCCACCACCTGATCCTCCACCTGACCCTCCAATATTTACTACTTGGGTAAGTTGTTTTGGATCTATATCTCCTTTAGATATAACAATTGATTCTATAGTAGTAAACCATTTATTGTTTTCTATTTTATGTTCAATATTTTTTATTAAAAACTCAGCATTGTCTGGATAGTTAGTAGGTAAATATCTTGTATCGACAAAAAATTTACTATATATTTTCATTCCTGACAATCCATCCATTGTTAAAGACATATTAAATGGTATGAATCCTGTTCCTGGTGCAAATGATGGTAATATACTACTTAATGGTTTGTTACGTTGAATAGCTAATTTAACAGCTATAGCTTGTTTTAATTGATTTAAATAATTAAGATAGCTAGTCATTGCATCTTTATAAGTCTCAGCATCTCCATTATATATTCTCTTAGATAGATTTATTAAATAATCATCAAATACTTTTTTACTTTGAACATATTTTAATGCTAAATCATCAATTAAAGATTGTTGTTGTTGTCCAGCACTAAACTTTGCTATAGTTGCTGGGTCGATATAAGTTATTGCTGTAACAATGTTGAACCCTCCAATAGATGGAGGTAAGTATCCTATTTCTTCTTTAAATCTATCTTTTAAACCAATATTGAATTTTGAAAATGCAGTTGAATTTTCTCCTACTACTTTACTATTAGCAGTTGCACCTATAGTTAACATAGTTGATAATTCAGGAGATATTTCTGTTGTAAAATTAAAATCTTTTATAAATGAAGCATGACCTAAATTTTTTCTAGGATCTGTAGGATCTTTATATATTGATGGGTTTACAGGGTGTTCATCTTTACTATATCCATATAAATCAAAATATGCATATTTGTCAGGAATTGATTTTCCTATCCCATTTAATTTCTCAATTACAGATTTAGTATTAGGAAGAGGATTCATATCCCTAATTATAACAGTATTAGTAGTGTCATCTATAGTTGCTTCTAGAGCATTTACTCCTCCTAATGAGCTATTTATTGCAGATAATATATTATTTAATAAATCAATAAGAACTACTTTATTACTACTAGCATCCTTTAATTCATCCATTTTAAGTAATATCCACTTCATATTAACATATATATTCATTATTTGTCCATAACTTGGACCTAATAATGTTCCTTCAAATGGTTCAGCATCGGGTGCAAAAGAATAATCAGTTCCACTTATATTTATTGTTCTATTAATTACACAAACATTTGGGTCAACACTAACTTGTATATCATTAACATACATTATATTACTTTGTTCATCATAATCAAATTTTAACATCGGAGAAGAAATAGAACCAACTATAATTTGATACATTAATTTTTGTTGGAAAAATTGAAGTAACGTTCCTAGTCTTACATATAATTTAAAATTAATAGATGAATTATAAGTTATGACTAATGCATCTATTTTTCCAGTACTAATTTCATTTGATGTAATTGTTATGGCGGAAGGAATTGATAAACCATTACCTCCTATTTGTGTTCTAGTTCCATTAAGTAGAGTGTTAGAGAAAAATGTACCAATACTATTTTTACTAGCATAATAATCTATAACTTCATCATCACGTGCATTTGGATCTAATAATCCAGTAGTGGTTGTATTAAGTATTAAACCATCTACTAATGCATTTATTTTAAAAGATTCAACTACGTCTCCAATACTAACTAAATCTAAAGTTATATCGTAACTTCCATCAGGTAAAAATGACCAATGGTAATTAGTAACTTTAGCAAACATAGCATCATAGTTACCGTTAGATTTTATTTTTTGACTTGCTATTTTTTTAAGAAAATCTTCATAAGTTAAAGGTAAATATGTTGTTGTTCCTGATTTTAGGTTATTTGATCCTGGGGTTGGGGTAAAAATACCTTGTCCTTTCCCTGTTAAAAATTCAGATGATAGACTATTTTGTGGATTGGTTTGTAATACACCTTTATTGTCATAATACATTGAATGTCCCCATTCTAATAATATACTAAATCCTAATCTTAAATATAAAACATCTATAATATCAAATTGAACTTTGTTAAATGCTTTTATTTTTACTGTTGCTCTTCTTATTGAACCTCTGTTTTCGTGTTTGATATTAGCTGATTGGATACCCATCATAGGACGAATACCAAAATCATTTCCTCCAATACCATAAGCATTGTTGTAACCTAAAATAGTATTTGAGCTAGCCACTCCTGATCTTTGATTATCACCAGAACCATCATCATTTACTCCATTAAACAAAACAAATTTTTCGGCTAAACTACTACCAACCATATTAGGAAGACCAGATAAAGATTGATTTACAATATTTTTTATATCTTCAATGTCTACTGAGGATACTAATTTACACCAAGATGTATTAGCATTTAAGTATACTAATTCTTCAGCTGATCTTTGAGTACCAGTATATCCAGCCCCATATCTTTTTTGGCGTTGGTGTACTTGATCTATAATAGCGTCTGGGAATCCTTCACCTAATATATTCATTTTTTAAAAACTATTTAATTGTTTAAAACTATTTAATACCTCAACATAATTTGCTGGTATTCGTATTTGTATTCCTTCAGGTATAACTAATGAATCTTGAGTTAAATCTGATGGCAAAGATGTTCCTGCTATAGCTGTATTAGCAATAGATATAATCCACCATAACGATTGATCACCATAATATTGATTTGCTAATACATCAAATCTATCTCCTTGCGACGTATAAACGTAAGTATCCTCATCAGACAACGGTACTTCTGGGTATCGAGTAGTTTGATATATCGGTTTATTATCCGATTTAATAATTGTTACGGGCTGATATCTGTTCATTAGTAATTATTTTGTCCATTTGCTTCTAACGCTATAAATCTTTCAGTTGTATTTGTTAAAGCTCGAACTTTTCTTGGTACAAAATCATGAATTGGAATAAAGTTAAATGAAGATACCTTAATTAAATGTGGTAGTTCTTTTACTGACGGGTCACTATTAAAGTTATCAAAACTATCATTAATTCCTATTTCCCAAGTAGCACTATCATCATTCATTTCATAACTTAATCCAGTTATAATACCATACTGTTCATAAAAATATCCTCCAATAGTTAATTTAACTAAATTTCCTCTCATATATCCCTGTTCACTATAATCTGGAGCACAAACTGATGCTAAGTAATTTAATTTTTTATACATTGGAATAAGTTCTTTTTTGGATTGAGCAGCTACAGTCCAAGATAATGAAACTTTTCTGTCAAATCCACCGTAAGTATAGAAGTTTTCACCTCTTCCTAAATATTTTGTTGGATTCCAATCAGCGGAATATTGATCTGATATTGTATTCAAAAATGCTCTAAAATGAATGTTGGTGTTTTTTGATTGATCGTCATTATCTACAACAGTAATTGCAAATTTTACTAAATCGTTTGTATCTTTACCAGTAAAATCTGGTTTGGATGATGAATATATTGGTTGTACAGTTATTTTATCATATGAGTCTGGGGATGCCGCCCCATTTTGTCCTGCTGAACCTAGAGTATATGATGTTAAATTTTTTCCGTTTCTATTTCCTGGGTCTCCTAAATTTACTCTTGTTTCAATATTTTTAGTAGTATAATCAGGAGCCTCTACTAAATTTCCTATTTTTCTTTGTTCAATTTTTTGATTATCAGTTAAGTTCTTTCTTAATAAAACTCTAAAGTCACCTGGAGTGGTTGTAGCTCCTTTTGATCCGTCACCTACATAAAATGAACTTCCACTTACTGCACTATTAGGATCTGTAGGGATATTAACTAATTGTTCTTGATTATAAGTAAGAACATCATCTGATTTGAATAAATCTGGGTTAGTAGAGAAAGTTTGATTATTATCTAAAGGACCAAATATTCTGATTAATTTACCATCATCTGAGAAACCATTATCTAAAAGGGGGTCGAATGAACTATCTATATAAAATTCATATTTTTCACTAACTCTAACATGTCTAGTTAAATTTGAATTTATTTTTGAATTAGATATTTTTACTTGATTATCTGAGGCCTGTGGGAAGGATATTTGTAATCCTTCATTAGTATTAGTAGCTTTTCTTATAATTGTTTTACCTATTCCAAGTACAGATCCAGGTCCACCACCATACTGGTATAAAATTGGGTCTAAATTAAGTTGTTTTATGTTTAAATTATAAAAACTAACTAATCTATTTACATTTACATTTTTAATAGAAGTTACAAATCCTAAATTAGGATTAATTAAATCAGAATATGTATTTATTCCTCCAATTCCACCAAATGGATTTAAACCTTGCTTGTTAACATGTAAACCAAATGCTACACCTCCTGCTTCAATTAATGTACTTAAGGGAGTATATACTCCTTCATTTAATAATTTACCACTAGCTTGAGTACGAACTGCTGTTCTAGAAAGTAAATTTTGTTTGGCAACAAATAAAAGTCCACTTGGATTTCTTACATCAGTAAAATACTTTCCTAATCTCGCAACATCTGTAAGAGAGTTAGTTATAGCTTTACTTCCACCCCTTAATATAAAGTCGGTGTTTAAAAAGCCATACTCTCCTATTTTGTCAGGGATAGGAGAGGTGATGTAGGGTTGATTTGAAGAACCCCCACCAATTCTATCATGACCAAACTTAAGAGATTTAAGATCAGTTTGAAGATTTATAAGAGCCATTACCCTGGTAGGTTATCGGTGTATTGTACTGGTGTAACTCCACTTAAGTCTAGTTGTGACGGTTGAGGTAAAATATTGTTTACACCATCGTTATACGCTTGAAATGCAGCATTTACTGTTGAAAAACCAGATCCATTAATTGAATATCCTGGTTGGTTACCATCAGTATGTAGTTTTGATTGTTGTGTTGCTCCTGGATTTACGGTTGGAGTTGTACCACTACCATATGAATATGGTGAGCCTGCTGTTGTTAATTTATCTAAAAGTCCCATGTGTTATGTTTTTATTTATTTATAAATATTATAATTATTGAATTTTTACTTTTCTCATTGCAGTAGCCGTTCCAGTTTTAGTACTGTCTGTGTAGCTATCTACTATTATTGGCTTACTGTTTGATCTAGATTGCTCTTGTCGTAATGCTCTCATTTCTTCTAAAAGTGGAGATAAGTCTTGTTGTGAATTTTGTGAAGTAGAATTATTTTGTTTAACTTTATTTGTAGTAAATATAACATTATCTTCTTTAATACCTTGAGCTACAGGTTGTAGTTGTCCCTTTTCAAATTTAGATACTACTAATCCTCCATTAGAATTAATTTCACCATCACGTACTTGGGCAGCTCCACTTGCTGCGTCTTTGGATGCGGATTTTATAGCTCCTACCCCTATAATTATACCTCCTATTATAGTAGCTAAACCTAAACCCAAAGTTAAAGCAGCAGCTGTAGACATAGCTCCTGCGGCAGTAGATGCAGTTAAAGCTGCTGCTACTGCTTGATACGCATTATATGCTACCATTCCTGCTTTCCATGCTATAATAGCAGTCCCAATAAATCCTACAATTTTTTGCATTGTAGTTAATTTATTTAAACCTCCATCAAACATTGTAAGCCATCCTGAAATGCTGTCTCCTATATACGTAATAGTAGCTAATGCTGGGGTTAAAATAAAATTTATTAATGGTAATACATTTGTTACTAAATCTACTAATGGGGAAACAATTTTAAGTACAGGTTCTGCTATTGAAATAAATATTTCTTTTAATTTTTCAACTGATTGATTAAATCTTTCTTGAATAGATTGTTGTTTTAATTGATTAGCATATTGATCATCACCCAATTCTGCTACTGCAGCTGCATATCCTTTTTCTTTAACTAATAAGTCAAATTTTACTTTTGCTGCTGCTGCGTCTTTTACTCCTAATTTACTTAATGCTTCTCTTTCAACTAATGAAGCTGCTAAATCTTCTCTACTCATATTAACTGCTTTTGCTAAAGCTTCTTGTTGAATACGATTCATTTTAGTAAATTCAGCTGTACCTCCTACTTGTTTTAATATTTCTGCAGATGCACCTGCTATATCATTATTTAATGCTAATAATCTTGCTTTTTCTAAATTTAAATTTTTACCAGTAATTAATTCTGCTGATAATTCATTTGTAATTGAAGATTCAAAGTCTAATAATTTTTCAGCTATTTGATCAGCTTGTTGTAAATTAATACCAAATTGTTTTGCTTGAAATGCCGCTTCTGCTAGGCCTTTAGTTGTTCCACCAACTGACAATTTAATAGCTGCTGACGTGTTTGATACTTCTTTTAATAATTGTTTTTCATTTACAGTTAATTTATTTTGAGCATTTAAAGCAGATACTGTTCCTAAAAACTGTTTTACATTATCTTTTAAATTACCTCCGGTTGCTAATGTTAGTTTTTGAATACCTACTAATTCTTCATTAGTGTACCCGGCCATTTCTCTTAATTCAGTAAATGTTATTAAATCTTCTTTATTTAATTTAGCATTTGAACCTAAAGCTACACCTATAGCAACCATTGATTCTTGTAATGCTCTAGCATTTAAAGCTACATTACCTGAGATGTTGCCTATTTCTATAAGTTCTTCTCTTATGTTAGTCGCAGAATCATATGTTATATTAAATGTTTTAGCTAAATCACCAGTGGCTTTATCTCCAGTAATAAGAGCTTCAATAAAAAGTCCAATACTTGCTTGTAAAATATTGGCAGTAGTAAACATTCCTTTAAAATTATCCCATATTTTTCCGGTAAGGGTTTTCATTGGGGAAAATTTCTTAAAAGCCTCATCTCCTTGTGCCGCAGCCTCTTGACCTAATTGTTTTGTTTCATCTAAAGCTGTACTAAAGCCCAAATCTGGGAGGCCCAGTTTTTGAAATGCTTTATCTATACCTGCTACTAATTTTGGAGCAGCTCCTAATTGTTTATTGAGTTTTTTATTAATTTCTTCTACTTTTGAAAAACCTTTATATAAATTTTCAGTAGTATCAATTTGAGCTTGTATTTCACTTGTATTTTTTCCTTCTGTTATATATTGATCTCTAACAGATTTTAAAATATCTATTTGTTTTCTAGCTTGTTCTTGAAGTTTTTTAAATCTCTTTTCATCAATAGCTTGTTCTCCTAATCTTACATCTAATGTTTCTTTAGCTATATTAGCTAATTTACTCATAGCTGATTTATGATCATTTAAAAGAGATTTACCCTTAGTTAAATGAGCTACATCTGCCATAAATGATTTAGTCATAAAATCTAAACTATCGGCAACATCATCAATAATAACACTAATATCTTTAAAAAGAGTTCTATATCTTTCTAATTCATTAACTGATCCTGATATAGCATTATATGATGCTGTTTGGTTTGCTACTTGCTGAGCAGAAAGTGCATTAGATTTAAGCTGTTGTTCAATTTTTGCTTTTAAAGCATTTATTTCATCCTGAGGGGTAGCCATTCTGTAAGGTATTTATTTACTATAAATATTAACTATTTGTAGGAAGTTTTAGATTTTGCTCCAGGTGTAACCTTTTGAGGTACACCTTTCCAATTTTCACGATTTACATTACCTGAAGGATCTATTAGTGTAGATTTATTTCCACCACCTTTTGAGGAAGCATTTTCTGTTGCTTCATTTTCTTTATCATAAAATTCTTTAATCTTATTAAAAGTAAATAAACGAAGCCAACGAGGCATTTCATAGATTGTATTCCAATCATATCCACCCTTACCATGAAAACAAATTTCATGAATTTGAGTAAATAAATTAGCGCGAGAGATTGCTGCAGTACTAGAAGTCAGGCCAAAAAAACTTAATCCCAACTGGTATATCGACTCTATTTGAATCACTGGTGGGAAAAAAAGTTAAATCAACATCTGGTTGGTTTTCTTTAACGTGCTTTCTTAATTCTCTCGAATCTCGAGCTAGCAAATGATTGTCAACGAATTCTCGAATTGTTTTTGTTTCTCGATCTTCATTTACTGATGTAATAAGGTATTTTAAACGTGTGGAAAGTTCTGGAGACGAATTAGCATTAATTTTTTTAAGGCCGTCTAATTCGGCTTGTACCTTTTGTTCATCTCCATGAGTTAAGATTTTATAAGTGATGTTTGTGTTAGTAGACGGTAAAGTATAATTGAATTCATTAACACCTTTATTAGCATGTTCAAATGGTTTATTATCAATTGTTGTTAAGTCAACTGTATATTCGTTACCATCATAATTAAATGTATAATCTTTACCATAACCTAAAATACGAGCAGCTACCATAATAGCATTTTTATCACCCGTAACTAAATCGTTATAATTAATTTTAGATACTATCAATGCTTGTAATAATTTATCTAATACTGTTCCTTTTGATATATAGGATTGATTAGTTAAAATATCTTCATGTTTTGCGGTCATGTAACACATTTCAATTTGACCACTTGATAATGGATTTTCTGGTGAGTACAATAAGCCTTTTGAAGGTAAATCGATAATTTCTGTTGGGATGTTTTTTTCCATAGCTTTTATTTAATGTAACTTGTTTTGATATACATATACGAACAAAAAAGGAACTCACCAAGTTTAAGGTGAGTTCTTTTAAATTGTTTTTTATTAATTTTAGAAATTCAAGATACAATAATCCATTCCTAAATTTACTGATAATTCTTGAGCTGCATTTTCATCATCCCAACTGTAATCACCAAATTTAGCAGATTTAATAAACGCACCTTTAATAATCCATTCTGATACGATATCACCTACAGGGCCTAATACGTTAATAGTTACATCTTTCTTATAAAAATCTGAGTAACCATCACGACCAGTAACTGATTCATGATGTAAACGTACCCATTCCATTACAGCTTGAGCACCTGATGGTGTGATAGGATCAAATAAAGTCATTTCGATATCATCCCACTGTGCTTTACCTTTAATTTTACGGTAAACATTAATGTGATTTAATTTAATTTCGTCCATTGTTACTCCTACAGCACCAATTTTCTTAATTGTGTATGAAGGAATACCATCAACATACATAATGAATCGATTTTTTACTTTCGGTTCAAATGCTGTGAAAAATATTTCGTTTGGGTCTAATATTGCCATTTTATTTTTGTTTTATTTTATTATAAATATGTGTGTTTTTAAAATCTCCCCTCATTTTTCAGAGGGAAGATATTTATTTTTTATTATGCTGGGAAGCTAGCTCCAGTTGGTGTAACGTTGAAATCTAAGTAAATAAATTCAGCTGTTTTAGTAGGCTGTAAGTAAATTTGACCTCTTAATTCATTACGATCAATTACATCTGGAGTATTGTTTGTATCATCCATTACTACTTTAAATGCATATAATCCTTGTCTTTGTTGAACACTTGTTAAATATGGGTTCACTTGTGATAAGAATTGATTTCTTGTAGCAATTGTATTTTGTTCAAATACTAAATTATTTGCTACTTGAGAAATATATGATTTTAAAGCAATTAATAATCTTCTAACATTTACACGATCAAGAGCTGATGCTGCTGTTTGTAATGTTTTCTGACCATATACTACAACACCTGTTCCAGGGAATGTAGCGATTGGATTTAATTTTCCTGTGTATAAAGTATCACGTTGAGTTTGAGATAATTTTAATTTAGCTCTAATCACTGTAGATAAACCACCACGATTAATACCTGCTGGTGCGAACCAAGGTTCTGCTACTGTATCGTTGTAAGCGTAAACACCTGCTATTACTGTTGAAGCTGGAACCCATACGTTATCACCTGTACTAGGTTCAACAACTTGACACCAAGGCCAATATTCTGCTGCATATGAAGTATTTCTTGTTGCGGCTGCAGATACTACACTTGATATAGTACTAACACTATATCCTACTGGGTCTAATACATAAATATTGTCTCCTCTATTTTGAGTATTTGCAATAATAGTACTTACTTTACCTGCGAAATTTCCTTGATCATATAAACCAGGTGTTAATAATACATTAAATTTATAGTCATCAGTATTAGCTAACAAATTAATCATGTTGTCATAATTATCTGCTACTAATCCTTGTGAATTTGTAGATTCGTCAATTTTATCATAAAAATTAGCTCCACCTTTAATAATACCAACTGCACCACCAAAAGCACCACTTGCATTCGTAGGAATAGAACCTGTAAACTGTGATTTTGCTACTCCATTATTATCTAAGAAATTTGGAGTTGTATAAATTACTTGTTTTACAGTTACATAATTTGATCTATTAGCATATGAACCAGAATATTCAATTTGATTAATATCATAATTGTTTCCTGCTACATAATTTTCAACTGTATCTCCAATTACACGAGAAATGTAGTTATTTGAATTAGGATCTAAATTTAATCCAGTCCATGTTTCTAAAATAACAGGTTGTAATAAATTGTCATCACCTCTTCTAATTAATAAATCAAATGTTCCTGATGAAGTATTTGAATTTACAATTTGCCATCTTACGTTGTCTTTAGATCCACTTGCTAATAATGCACCACTAACTTCGGTACAACTACTATTCATTAAAGCACCTTCAGAAAGCGTTTGTAATGTAAAAGAAGATGAAGTAAAGTAATTTGTTGCAGCTGAACTAGTAGCCGCTGTATAAGATCCAGATACTACTCTTGCCACTAATAAGGATTGACCTCCATTAATAAAGTAATTGTATGCAGCAATTGAAGTAAGAAATGTATATGTTTGGCTATCATTTGTGCTTCCACTTACAAAAGTGGTACCAAATTTATTAACATACTCATTGTACGTAGTTACTACTGTTGGAACTTCTACTGGGCCTTTTACTGTTGGTCCTATAATTGCTGCTCCTACTGTAACCGGTCTTTTAGATACAAAAGATGAATCGTTCTCTCTTGCTAAGACGCCGGGTGATATTAAAGTTTCTGCCATTGTGTTTGTTTATTTAATTTTATTATAAATATAGCAAAACACATTAAAAATATTAGACGCCTATAAATTCTCCTTTTTCAAGGTTGATTGTTCCATCACCATATTTTTGTTGTAAAGTTTCGCCGATGTTAGTTTCTTCTTTTCGTAACTTTTTTAATTCTTCTTTAAGAAATTCTTTTTGTAATTCAAGTTCTTGAAATCTTAATTCAATAATACCAAATTGTTCAGTTAATTGAAGGCGTTTTTCTTGAATTGATTTTAATAATTGTAATTCTTCTTGTGTCAAAACTTTTGTTGTCATAAATTTTATTTTTGTTTTTTAATTATCCTTGAGCAAATAAACCATCTTTATAATCTTGTGTAAGATCTGTCCAAGTGTCTGTTAATGAATTATATGATGCAAAATATGTTACATCAGTATATGCTTGAAATTGATAATCTGTATTAATAAAGATACCACTCATTGCATACATTGTTCTACCTGCAAGTGAACTAAAAAATGAACTTGAATTGTTTACAACATAATCCCATCCTGCTTCTCTTATTATGTCTGTAGCCACCATTACATTTTCACTAATTGAACCACTAAGTGAAGCGGAATATGGATAAATTATATCTGCTAATTTCCACAATTCATAATTTTCATTATCATATGGAGCATTTGATTGTGATGGTGGATTTGGATCAGTTGTAACTAATCCTACTGCTCCATGAACTGCTCCACAGTTTGTAGATATAGCTGCTTGACCTTTACGGAATTGATATCCTGCAGATCCAGTAAAAGTAACTCCTATGTGTGGTGTACAAGATACAAATAACGTTCCTGTATCGGTGATATGTGAAGCATAAGCTCCAAATCCAACTGATCCTACAAATGGATATCCTGCTAATCCACCTGCCATAAATGGTCCTAGAAAAGACTGCATAGATAATGGATATTGTCCTAAATTTCCTGTAGCTGTAAATGCATCTACATCATCAGAGCAAATTGCTACAGCATGTAATACATCATTTGATGGGTAACCACTTTTTTGTTTAATATAATTTACAGTATATGTACCCCACACCTCTGTTAAAGAAGCACTTGGATAAAGTCCTCTTACAGTTGTTGTATATAATGATTGTGATGGATTTATTCCATTATTATCTGTAAGTGTAAGTTGACCTTGATTTACTGATAAAATTACAGTTCCTACTGGTGATGAAGTAGGAATCGGTCCGTTTTGTTGAAGTTCAATATAAGTTGGCATTTTGTTTTTAGTTTTTGTTTATTATAAATATTAGTTATTTTTGTTTTAATTAATCCCAGTAAAAGTCATTGTCAATTGTCCATGCATTATTCATCCAAATTGCTCTTGGAACATCTTTTCTCCAATTACCAAGCACATTAGGATCTGAAAACGCTTGCCATCCTCCTGGTCCTCCTGATAATTGTCCATAGTATTCTGGCTTACGGATACTATCTATCCATATTTGTATTTTGGCTGAGTTTCCAATACCTAAATTAACCCCATTACCTGTCACTATTAATTCTACTGATTGTCCTTCGTATTGTCCTTCTGGTAAGTAGTAATGTAAATATTGTGTATTAGCATCCCATCCTGTTGTATCTATTGAATAAACGGATTGTTGACCATCTAAGCGAGTTGCTACTGTTGAATAGTTTGAAAGTAAATTTGCAGTATTATTTTTAAATCCTAAATTACTGTATCCTGTATTATTTAATTGAGGAAATCCATAAGCTTGATTTGCTTTATCAAATGTTATTATTGTGTTATTATTTGAAACAACTCCAGGACCTACTACCGAACCTGGTCCTGTTATTCCTTGGTTAGCTATTAAACTTCCACTAACTATAACAGTTCCATTATTAATTAATTCACCTAATATAAGATATTGGGCATTTTCTTCTATAATGAAAGTACAATTTAATGGTATTAATAAATCTCCATGATTGATAATATTTTGAGTTGCTCTGATAAAATTAACATTATTAGTCTCATTATTTAAAAACGGTGTCTCTATAATATTTCCATTTACAATTAATGATCCAGTTATTGTTTGATCACCTACAAATGAATTTGATCCAGATAGTATTCCTAAACTATCGATAGTACTTTGAATAACTTGTCTTACTTTTGATGCGGTATTTTGCTTATTTAAAGCATCAGTAATATTAGTATTTAAAAGTACAGTTAGTTGATTTTTTGTTTGTTGTGACATTTTTTATTATATAAGTATGTTATCTAGTATAAATATATTGTTATCCAAATGAATTATTAAATGAATCATCAAATGATCTATATACTGGGGTATAGTTATTTCCTCCCCCATTTTCTCCCATTATTTGCTCACTTACTACTACTTTAACTACATCAGGAATTTTCTTTAATGCAGTCATATCTTTTTGTATTACGTCTGGGATTATGTATCCATTCATTTTAATATTAAAAGTACTACTTACTGTTCTTTCCTCTTTATCTGCAAGTTCTGCTTTAATAGCAAACGAATCAATCATCGCTCTAAACTGAAAACGTGCTGGATCACCCCAATATGAATCTGAAGCGTATTCAATTGCTTCAACGATTTTATTTAGCTGATCCATGTAATAAGTATTGATAGCACAACTATAAGTTACAGTAATGTAATCTGGGACTACAACTGCATAATTTACTTTTTGTGGTCTAACATTATTTAATACACTAAAATTGTCATATGCATTTTTAGACGAATATGATTTTTTAACTATTGATATGTTGTGTGGATTGTTTGCATCTAATTTATTTGCAATTGATCTTACTTTTTCTACATTGTCTCTTTTGAACATGATGATTGGCATCATAATTCTACCTTGAGAATCTCTAAAGTATCCTGACTTTTGAAATGAAGCCCACTTTTCAGGTGAACCATAAATAATAGGTACTTCTATTCTTTCTCCATTTTGTAAAACAAATGGTTTAATTACATTTTTAAAATAGTAAAAAACTGCCTCATCAATATCTTGAATTCCTATTGAAAACGGTTTAGTAGAATCTCCATTAAAAGAAATTTGATTTCCTCTATTAAGATCATTTGACGTATTAGGATTTCCTACCTCAGAACTATAAGCAGTGTGTTGTTCAATACTAAGTTCTCTTTGAGTTTTTGGAATGGGTGTTCTACTATTTTTAGCCATTATAATAATCTTGTTCTAATAATATTTAACCTATCAGCTGGCACGTAATGACATTCACATATCACAGAAACATTATATCCAAACTCTGCTAATCCAGGATTTAATGGATTTGGTTCCATTGGATAATCAGGATCTTTACCTCCCCAGAATTGTCCTATAATTGTATTATCTACTTCCCAATAACTTTCTTGATATAATATAACGTCTCCTACTTCAGGATGCACGTTTGCATCTACTAAATCATCTCTTAAAAATGAAAATGACATAGGCCAATCAAAGTTTACACCTAATTCACTTGTTGGACTCACATTATCTCCAATAGTTATTAAAGCATTAAACAAAATAGGACCTCCAAAAAATTTACCTCCTGAAGATTCTCCATACATGTTTATAACAGTTTCTGATAGTTTGTATTTGTAAAAAGCACATTGTTGTGAGATAACGTTTCCCATTACCTCTCTACTCATTCCTCTTAGGAATGATGCGTCTCTACTTGATCCAAAAATTGCCATATTATCCTATAAAAATTGTCATTGGTGATTGTCCTAATTCACTTTGACGAGCTACTGATTCTGCTTGTTTTCTTTCTAATAATTTTTGATTTGAAGTTTCATCAAAATATACTCTTAACCTATCAATCAATAATGTTTTTTCTGCTGTTGCAGCTGTAATTAAGTCTGATTGATTTAAAGTAATTTCTTTACCAGGAATAGGTACTTGAGTGTATTTTCCACGAACATATCCTAACATTTCTTTACATAATGCTAATGTATATTCAAATATCCATTGTCTACCAATTGAATTAATTTGTGTATATTTTGGATTTGTAAAGTTAGCATTTGAGGCATTAGTTACTGCTCCAGGTGCATTTCCAATAACACTATTTAATCTTTCTTCTATACTAAGATATTGAAACCAAATTCTATCTCCATCTTGAGTTGGAATAGGAAATATTCTTAGTTTGTTGTTTATTAATTCAAATGTAAAATCAGGTAGTGAAATTTGGTTTTGCATTTCAACTGCTTGAGTTGTTTGTACTAATAAACTTGTTGGATACATTAAAAATCCGGTTGATCCAAACAATCCATAAGTTCCAACTGCAGGTACTCCTCCTAATCCTGAGAACATATTCAAGTTGTATACTTGATTAACTGCTGGAATTGGTTGCCAGAATATTCTTTTTATTTCTATTCCTCCTGTTATGTTGTTTTCTATTGCCCAAGCTCCTAAATCGTAATCTTGTTGGTAATTAGTCATTTCAATTGAACCACTATACCAATTTACATTTCCTCCTGTTCCTGCTTCTGAGGCATATTGCTGCGATAATCTAATAACACCAGCCATTGATGGAGTTATGATTGCGTGATTCATATTTGATGAGGTAGGAGCACCAATTACATTTAATAAGTTATCTCTTACTTGAAATGCATATAATTCATTTCCATAAATAGTAATTGATTCTTCAAATGCTGTGTAGAAATTTAAATCTTGTAATTCAACATCCATAATAGGGTATCCTAGTCTTCGAGCACAAAAAGTAGTTACTTTATCTGCATCAACTTGGAATTGATAGTCATTGTCGTAAAATCCAAAGGGTGTGTTACCTGGAAAAAACGACGAGCTACCTGGATATATAGGAATGTTAGCCATGATTTATATTTTATTATAAATATGGTAAAAGTAAATATTAACTTAAAGTAGGATCTGCCATTAGAAAAGTTGGTTGTAATCCGTATGTAGGGGTTGGTTGAACACTAGGGTTGTTTTTAGCTAGTCCATTGTTTATGTTATTAGGAGCAAACTTTATACCTACGTTATTTAATTGATTTCCTTTATACGTTGTTACTGTTAGTTGTCCTGGTGTTGATATTGTTGCTCTATTTACTTTTACAAATTTAGAGAATTTTTCAAATCTGTCTTGGAATGTGATTATGTAGTTTGTTGTTGATGATGGAGTAATATTGGTTCTTACACTAGGACTTCCACTAAAAAACTCATTCATTGTAAATGTTTGACCAGATGTTAAAACTACAGCTTTCCATGCTATTTTATTCATACCTATAAGTGTTTGTCCAGAAGCTGGTGCACATGTTAATGTTGTTGTATTAGCTTTAACAATACCTGAAGTGTAAGTAAAGGTACTACTTATAGTAAATGTAGTAGAAAATGTTATAACACCCGATGAGTTAATAGTTAATGGATGTGCGAAATTATTTGTTCCACTTACGGTTCCAGTACCAGTCATTATTACTTGTGATGTCCCTCCATTTGCACCACCATTACCTAATGCTAAATTTCCATTTACATAAAATGTAGCACCATTTGAACCTGTACCGCTGGATGAAAAACCAAATGTTAATGTATTATAAACATAGACAATTTGAGACATTGTCGCTGCAACTACAGATCCTCCTGATGTACTATTATTTATAGTAAAGTTATTACAATAGATATTAAATGTTCCACTAACTGTTCCATTACCTCCTATTGTAAATGTACCATTTACATATAAATTAGAACCAATAGACATTACACTAGAACCATTAGTTGCAAATAGTATATTATTCCATAACATAGTGCCTGTGGATATTGTTCCTGCGTTTGTTTGTAAGGTACTACCGTTTGATATAACTGTCCCTGCTGTGTATATTATAGAACCGACACTACTAAAATAAACAGTACCACTTATTGTAATTGTACCACTTGTATTGAATATTAGTGGGTTTGATAGATAAAAAGCGGCTCCATGTGACCATGTCCCTGTACCATTTAACACTATTGTTGCTGTTCCACCCATTGAAATATTAATTGTTAAATTACCTCCAACATTAATGTTAAATAAACCATTAACTGCTGTAGAGGTAGTTGATATAGTTAAATTTCCTAAAATATTTAAGTTACTTGTTATTGTTGATGAACCACCACTAATAATTATATTATTCCAATTTAACACATTTGTATTTAAAGTTGCCGCACCAGTTATATTTAGAGTATTACCAGTAGTTGTAACTGTACCTGCTGTGTAAGTGAGTGTCCCGGCAATATAGTAAATGTTTGCGCCTAAAGTTATAATACCTGATGTATTAAATATTAAATTATTATTTAAAGTACCAGTACTTGCATTACTCCAAGTTCCTGTCCCATTTAATTGAATAGTTGTTGTTCCTCCACATGCTTGATTACCAGTATTTTGAGTTAAATTACCTGATACTGATATTGTGAAAAGGCCGTTCATAAACGCTCCTGTAGCAGTTCCACTTCCTAATGTAAGATTTACTATTTGTAAATTTTGTGGTGTATTAAGACTAGAATTACTATTCATAGTTAAATTTCCGGAAATTAACAAATTATTTACACCTAAAGTAAAACTCAGAATGCCTGAACTAACTGTTAAATTAGTTATGTTTAGGTTGCTAGTTAACGTTATAGTTGCTGTGGCAAAGGAAGTAACATTAACCCAATTTATTTGTGTTGCTCCCATATCAGTATTTAATGTACAAGAACCTAATATACCTAATGTAGTGTTAGTTGTTATAACTGTACCTGCAGTATAGGTGAATATTCCTGTTTGATAAAAAAATCTAGTACCAGATAAAAATGTTATAGTACCAGATGTGTTTATAGTAAAATTATTAGTTACTGGTACTGCATATACTCCCGAGTTAAGTTGTTGTACTGTACCTGTACCTGTAAGATTTATTGTAGATGTTCCAGCTACTGAACCACCAGTACCAAATGTGTTTATTGTGAAATTTCCTGTGATATTATATGTTGTACCATTTAAAGTACCACTAGTTGCATTCCCAGCAACTACTGTAAAATTAACACAAGTTATTGTACCGTTATAAGTAAAAGTTGTCGCTCCTGAGTTTGTATTACCAATAGTAACATTTGCAGTTGAAAAATTTACAGCAAATGCTCCAGGTGTAATAGTTACTGCATAACCACCGGTGGTCATTGTAAAAGCAGATGATACTTTTAAGTTAGCTCCTAAAGTAATGGTTGCTGCTGCTGATACTATAAGACTACTCCAAGATATGATTCCTGTTGATAATGTAGTTGAGGCAGAAATATTTAAAATACTACTATTAGTTGTTGTGTTTACTGTTCCTAACGTATAAGTAAGTGTTCCTGTATTATAGTAAATATTGGTACCTATTGTTAATGTTCCAGCGGTATTAATTGTAATATTGTTTTGAATAATACCAGCAGCGGTGTGTGACCAAGTCCCTGTCCCATTAAACACAATTGCTGTTGTTCCAGATGTTGTAGCAGTAGTTGTTACAGTTAACCTAGTTGTATTAATTGTACTACCAGTTAAAGTCATTGCCGTTGTAGCACTAAAATTTAACGTACCTGTGAATGTCCAAGTTCCAGATAATGTGTGTGTTTGTGAGGTTCCAGCAAAAGTCCATAGTCTACTCCAAGTTACACCTCCACTTGTATGTGTTGCTGTTGTACCTGCTTGTATTCCTGATGCACCAGCTTGTGTGTATCCACCTGTACCTAAGTTAACTGGGCCGTTAATTGTAAGTAATGCGGTAAAAGTTATAGTATTAACATAATTAGTAAAATTAATACCTATACAAGTTGAGGCTACATTGATTGTTAATTGTCCAGATGTTGCTGTAAATGCAACAGTATCTAATGTAGCACTAGGAACTACTCCACCAACCCAAGTAGCGGTTGCATTCCAGTTACCTCCAGTATTTGATACAGTTCTTATAGCCATTTACTTAATCTTTTTTAGTTGGTAAATATTTTACATGACCTGTACATTTTGGATCTCCACAATTTAAAGTCATAGCATTTTGTACATTAATATTTTGCCCCATTAAAAATTTAGGTGGAACAATTCTCTTATGACATTTATTACAAAATAATGGTTTCATAACTATTGAATAGGTTTTTCTTCTCCAATTATAATACTTGTTAATATTGTTTTGTTTAATTCGATAGCATCAAGTTTTCTTTTTTCACTCATAGCTCTATTTAATATTCCTGTTTCTATATCACTTTCACTTTGAGGCATAAAATGTGGAATATCTACTGTTACCATTACATCATCAAAATTATATTCAACAGTTGTTGTAATTGTTTCTTCGTTTGCTTGAGTACTTAAAATTTTATAAGTCATAATTTTTATTTTTTATTTATTAATAATCTCCACCATAACAGTTAATGTCATATTGACCTGTTGTTTGTGTAGCACTAATTGTTGCCCATAAATGTTCACCAGTTGCTAAAAACAAAGGTGTTGTGAATGTTACTGTGAATGTTGCTCCTATTGCAATTGCTGATGGAGTTACTGCTGTTAAAGCAATTTCTTTTATTAATCTTGGACTTCCTCCAATTGCACTATCACATAAGAATACTCTACCTACTGACGCAATAGATGCTTGAGTTTGTGATGCCGCTGAGTGTACAAAATCAATTGCTTCTACTCTACTACCACTTGCTCCTGCTGTAAATAGTAAACCACCATTTGTAGTGGTTGATAAATCACGTGTTGTGTTTGCTGTTGTTAATCTAAGTCCGGTATTAATACCTTTGTTAGCTACTAATGTAAATATTGGTGTTGTATTTGCTGCCATATTGTTTTGTTTTTATATAAAGTTATAGTAATTAAATAAGTTTGATGTTGCACTGCTTCCTCCACCTCCACCACCTGATCCTGTGTCTACAGTGATTGGGAATGTACTTCCATCTCCTTTTGTAAAAGTAATTGTATTTAATGATATTGAGGCTGTTGTTAGTAAGGAACCAGTATCTGTAGAGCCACCACCATTTAAAGCAAAAGATGCTGTTAGAGCATATGATGCCGTTCCTATTAAAGAACCGGAAAACCAGGCACCTGCAGCTGTGGTTGTATCCCAATTTAATATTGTACTAACACCATCCGAGTCTTTTAAATTTCTAGAATCACCAGAACCTGCATTACCCCAGTCAATTGACAAGTTGCTAGACTCATCAAAGAGTTTACGTGAATTCCATTTTAGCGACTCTAGGCCTGTATCATCAAATAATGTTCTTTCAGATCCCGCGATAGTAGTTTGCCAATTAACTGCGATAATACCAGCATCATCTACTAACTCTCTTGTAGTAGTGTTAATTGATTCATATGTTCCGTCATTTACAATTAATGAACCAGTTACTTGCACTGATGAACCAGATACTCTAAATACATCTGATCTAGTTGCATCATCTACTCCATTACCTATTATGAATAATGAAGTGTCATCTCCATGAGTATTGAATTTGCCTGATACGTGTTGGAAAGATCCTGATGCTATTGTACTTTCTCCTTCTGCATGAGAGAAATCACCAATTGCTTGAGTTGAATTACCTTCAGCATGAGAATAGGATCCTATTGCTAGAGAACCATTTCCTTCAGCGTGTGAATATTCACCTAGAGCTGTTGTTAGTCTACCTTCAGCGTGTGAAGAGTTACCTATTGTTTGAGTTGAATTTCCTTCAGTGTGTGAATATGAACCTGACGCTAAAGTACTTAAACCTTCAGCATGAGAATACAGTCCTATCGCTATTGTAGCATTTCCTTCTGCGTGTGAATATGGTCCTATTGTTATTGTACTATAACCTTCAACATGGGAACCACCTCCTACTGTTTGTCCCGCTTCACCTTCAGCGTGTGAATAAGTACCTAAGGCTCGTGTACTAACGCCTTCTGCGTGTGAATAGTCGCCTTTATATGTTTGATCGCCAGCCCAATTAATTGATAGAAGATTTAGATTTCCTACTACTGCTGTTGTAGTGCCAACACTTACATCTACTAAAAGTACTTCGGTTTCAGTTCCATTGAATGTTGCAGAGTCAATTGCAAAACTACTAATACCATATGCAGCATCATAATCAGCATCGTTTAGATATAAATAATTTCCTGCTAGATAATCACCTGATACATCTCCATACGATCCAGATAAAGTAACTAACCCAGATGCTACTGATGTTGCTAAATATCCGTTTATTCCTCCGGTTGCTGTTTGAGTACCTTCTGCATGTGAAGAGTTACCTATTGCTTGAGTACCAGAACCTTCTGCATGAGAATACGAGCCAGATGCTAATGTACTGTCACCTTCTGAGTGAGAATACCCTCCTCTAGCTTCTGTTACTGAACCTTCAGCGTGAGAGCCATCTCCAAATGCTTGAGCACTGGCACCCTCAGCATGAGAATATTCTGCATGTGCAATAGCTGCTCCACCTTCAGCGTGTGAAAACGCGCCATATGCTGTAGAGTTTTCTCCTTCAGCGTGTGAATGCTGACCTGTAGCTACGGTATTTGATCCATTGTTAAGAATTCCGAATATCTCTACATTTTGAGAAACATTTAATGAACCACTAATAGATTGACTATCGTTAAATTGATTTGAACCTGTAGTTGCAAATGAACTGGTATCTATTGTAACACTCGGCGCCCATGATGCGGATACAGCAAATGAAGCTGTTCCGTCTAATGAACCGGTAAATAGACCATTTTCCCAATCTACTACTACTACATTATCAGATCTATATAAGTATCTATTACCCCATTCTACTGATTTAAGATCATTTTCATCTAGTAATCTTCTTGATTGCCAACCTAAAGAGCCTGAACCATTAGTATCTATTAGAACCCTATCATTCCAATTTAGTGATGCACTTGGTAGTCCATCACTTAATACTCTATTTTCTGAATCAATACTATTAATTGCTAATAAAGATCCTGTTATACCTTGAGTAACAGTTAGTGATCCACTTACTATTGAATTATTTTGTGATATGAGCCCGTTACGAGCTATGAATTCGTTTGCCATAATTTTTAGTTTTCCCTATCCAACTAATTTCTAATATAAATATGCTTAGATGAAGGTAGTTAACATTTTTATTTTCCAACCTGATGAAGTTGCTACAGCATCTATTTCAATATTACCTCCTACTATAATTGAGCCAAAAGTAATATCTGCTGTACTTCCTATATCTGTTGTTGATGTATCAGTGTAAGTTGTGGTTGTTCCATTCCATACTGTTATAAATTCTCCTGCTCTTGCATTTGCTCCATTAAATATAGTATATTTTCCAAATGCTGATGTTCGTGAACCTGTTGCCTGAGTAAATAAGTTGTTTGAACCTACTATACTTGAATTTACAGTGGCAGAATCTGTTAATGTTCCATTTAACGCTAAGGTACTTTCTACTACAAAATTAGTGGCATGTGATGATGTTGCTGCATAACTTGCACTAACAACTCCTCCTATTAAATAAGATGCTGATGTAGCATATGATGAAGAAATGGATGTTGTTGAATAAGAACTACTTAATGCATATGATGCACTTATTGAGTTTTGAGCCCAACTTGAAGTTCCTTCTAATGAACCAGTAAATCCTAATGTTGATATTGTAGAACCAGTTATAATTAAACTACCGGTTATGATAGCACTTCCAGTGTATGGAAATGAAGATGCATTAGCAACATAGGATGCTGTTAAAGCATATGAACTACTTAATGCATTTTGTACATAAGATGCTGTTAAAGCATATGATGCGCTTGTAGCTGTAGAGGCATTTCCATTTAAACTAGCTGTTAATGTTGATAAATTTTGCCATTTACCAGAAGTAGTGTTGTATACTAAAGGTTGACCATTTGTCAAACCTGATAATGTAACATCACCTAATGTTGCTAGTGTTGCTGTTACAGTTGACCCCCCTCCAGATCCTCCTATATTTCTAAATACACCAGCGGGGAGTATTTTATATGAATCACTATCTGTAAAATCTGCATTATTTCTTACTGCTATAGCTCCAAGATATATGGCATTTTGTTGTGTATTTGGTGTTTCGTTAAATGTTTCGTATTGTAAATTCGCTGCTGCATCTACTTCACTTAAATAAGTAGCATTACCATAATATACAACTATACCTTTAGTAGCACTATTTGGATACCAGAATACACGTTGTATTGACCATTCTCTATTAGCTCCTGTACCAGGTACTGGTGTTAGAGTTCCATTAAGATTGTAGTTAAGAGGATCGATTGCTCCATATCCTAATCCACCATTTGTATCTTGAACAAAAGTAGAACCAGACTCATAGTACCTAAATATTTTTGATACTGTTGTTCCTTGATCTGTTATATATGATGGGTTGTTTGGATCTACTTGATAATTTCTACCATCAGCAAATGCTGTTCCACTTCCTACTATTAAACTTCCTGTTGATGAACCACTTACAGCTAATATACACCCTGACAACTTTAATGGTCCGAATGCTTTTATAAAGTCATATGTTCTTTGTTTGTAGCCATAAGCTACATTTGGATAAGTAATACTAGCGTTTATTGTACTTAAATTTTGATGTATTACTGTACCAACTGAAATTGATGTGTTATATTGACCATCAATCCATGGATTTGTTTGTTGGATTATTTGCCCATTAGAATCAATACCAACAAATGTTTGTACTGATGATGTTCTATATGTTAATGGTTGGTTGGTTAAGTTGCCCCAATTTACATATTGAATTGTTGGGTATGGATTATCGTTTAATGAAGCATTTAAACTAACTATAACACCAGAACCACTACTAATATTAAATGTAGTTGCAGATGCCGTTGTAATTAATGCTCCATTTAATAAACCAGTATATAAATTTCCTTCTAACCAACGCAAACGAGTTGTGTTATTATATCCATTTCCATTTTGAGAAAAATACAAGTCATTTGTAGAACCTGAAACAAAAACATAAGATGCTGATATGCTAGTATCTATGTTTGTAGAGTAAGGATTGAATTTGATAAAACCAGTTACTGCTGTATCACCAAAAATATTTACTGATGCTGATAAGTTACCAGGTGCCAATGAACTAGATATAACAATACTTCCAGATAAAATTGTATTGCCTAAAAGTGTATTATTTCCTACTTGTACTGTCGAACCAGATATACTTAATGAACCTGTTAAAGTAGTAGAACCTATTAATGTATTTGAGCCAGTTGTAAATAAAGAACCAGTTACTATTTGATTTCCAATAAACACATTTGAACCAGTTGTTGCAAATATACTACTATCTTTTCCGTCTAATAAATCGGAATTAGATGCATAAGAAGCTGTTAAAGCATTATTTGCATAACTTGCTGTTCCTTGTAATGAACCAGTTATACCATCTAATACAACTATACTTCCACTAACATCCAATGAACCAGTCATTTCATGGTAGTTGTTTGGACTTAGTTGTAATTTTCTATTAGCATCAGAATCAAGCCCACCTGCAAAAAATTGAATTGGAAAGTTTGATGCATTTCCTATATGTAAATGCTGACCTGTAGAATACAAATATCCAGCGTTTGGACCACCAATGTCTCCTGAGAAGTTTTCATTGTTGATACCCATATCAATGTAATTAGTAAACTCATTACCATTATTGGCTGTAGCTACTACATCTGAAGATGCTGTTACTCCTTGATTTGTATTTTGTATATTTAACTGTAAGTAATTGTTTAAGTTTCCTTTACCACTTATTACATTAAATGATGAAGTACTTGGTTGCCAAACATATAATGCTTCTGGATTTGCAGTTGTATTTGCATCTTGATTAATTATTATACTAGTCGATCCTGATTGATATATTGAACTAGTAGCTAATGTAGTGTCCGTTATAAAAAACGGTATATGTGTTGCTTTACCACCAAGTATATTTGACGCTGTTGCGGCATTTATAGCATAACTTGAGGTTCCTAATAATGAACCTGTTATACTTGGTATATTTGTACTTCCTGTTACTTGTAAGCTTCCACTTATTTTTACTGTTCCTATTAAGGTTTGTATATCATTGGTAGCATCTCCTAATTGATTTGAACCTGATGAGTAAATTACAGATGCAGATTCGTAAGTAACATCTAAATAAGTTATAGATGCTGTTCCATTTAATATTAAATTTCCATTAAATGTTAGATCTTGGTTTAGTGTGTTTAAGTAAGATGCAGTTGATGAAAAAGAACTTGAAACTGCATTTAGTACATATGATGCAGTTGATGCATATGATGCACTTGCAGCTATTCCTTTTAAAGAACCAGTAAATGAACCTGTAAATGAACCTGTACTATATGATGAACTAAAATTTGTGAAACTTCCTGACAATAAAGCTATACTAGATGAGTTGTCTAAGATTCTAGTATTAAATGATGCACTTGAATCTAAGTAGCTACTACTTAAATATGAAATTGAACCACTTAATGAAGCAGTTGCAGCATTTAATTCAGCATCAGTAGCAAATGTAGCATCTAATGAAGAACTAAAGCTTTCTAAATCTGTTACCCTAGTACTTAATGAACCTGATGTGTTTAGGAAACTTCCTGACAAAAGAGATATACTAGATGAATTGTTTAAAATTCTAGTATCAAATGAAGCAGAGGTAAATTCATAATCTACCCCATTAACACTTAAACTTCCTGTTATATCTGTAGAACCTGTAAATTGAGCAGGACCTATATTTCTAAATGTATTTGAACCACTTACTATTAAAGATCCTGTTACATTAACATTACCTAAAACATTTAAAGCATTTGTATCTAAACCAGAAGCACTAATAACGTTAGTTGTAGTCGCTCCATTATCTGTTACTTCTTGTAAGTTAGAAGAAATAGAACCACTAAAAGATCCTGAGAATATTCCTGTTCCATTTCCGTAAAATGAACCTGTAAAATATGGAGATTGAATGTAATTAGAAGATATACTTCCTGTTACAGTTAATGAACCAGATATATCAAACGAACCTGTAAATCCAAAAGAACCTTCTGTTGGGAATTGCCCCATAGGTCCAGTTAATATTTGAACTACAGCAGTTGTTGGTTGAGTAATGTCTACAGTTGTACAACAGTTATTGTCTATTACTGTTATTACCTGATTAACATCTTGTAGTATTACTTCATTGTTATCAGGAATTATGTTGATTGGTCCTATGCAGCCATTTGACATTAGCGAGTTACTTCTTTAGATAATTTAATTTGACCTTCTAAAATTCTTGTTACAAAACTTCCAGAATATATTTCTAAATCATATACTCCCATATCAAAATTTAATGCAGAAGAAGAAGCAGCTGAAATATACATTCCAATTGATCCTGAAGAAGGTGATGTTTGACCATTTGAACCACTGAAATTTAATCCAGTACCATCTGCGTTTAATGAACTACTTAATGTAAGATAAATAGTAGCGGAACCTACAGAAGGACGAATTTGCATTCTACCTCCATAACTGGAGAGATTTACAGAATTTCCGTTACTGTCTTTGTATTGAAGTTCTAAATTTAATGTTGAACCTTGTTCTATTGTAAAAGAGTATCTACCTGCTGACATTTGAGTATTTTGTTATAAATATTAACAAAAATGTCTTCATTGTAGTAAATTAATTTTGAGATATAGAATCTTCTTTAAAGAAATTTGTTAAGAATTTTCCTAATATACCAACAACCAATACCGCACCAATAATTACTTTTAATTCATGTGGTGAGTAAACTTCTTTTAATTGATCATAAGCCATTAATCCACCCCCACCAACTACTGCGGCGCAAGCTAATAATGAATCTCCTATTCTTCTCCATTTTGTAGGAGTTGGTTTGTAATAATTTTTCATTAATTTCATATTAGTATGTTTTAAGAACTTATTTAACAACAGTTATTTTATAATTATAAATATTTTAGTCTCTAAATTCTTCGTATGTTTTTAGAATTTCTTCTACTATTTCATGACGATGATTTTTCTTTAAACTAATAATCTTAACACCTTTAATTCTTTCTTCTAGGCGTGGGAAAAATCCAATACCTGAATCTTTTTTGCTTTTTAAATCTACTTGAGCTAAATCACCACAAAACACTATTTTTCCTCCTTTACCTAAACGACCTAACATCATTTCTGTTTGTGAGTGTGTTATATTTTGGCATTCATCAACGATTACAAACGCATTAGGAAACGTTCTACCCCTCATAAATGCAAATGGTACTACTTCAATTTGATTTTCTAAAACCATTTTATCGATTTTTTCTTTATCATATAAAAGGTATAAATTAGCATAAATTGGAGCTAACCATGGATCCATTTTTTCTTTTAAATCACCTGGTAGAAAACCAATTTCTTCTTTAGATACAGTAGGACGAGTAATAATTATTTTCTCCATCTCTTTTTTAAAAACTAAATCTAAAGCTGCTTGACATGCAACTAATGTTTTACCACTACCTGCCATTCCTTTTAATAATACTACTGGACAATCTAAGATGGCTTGTTTTGCTTCTTTTTGTTCTGAGTTGAGTTCTATTTTAAATTTGATAGGACCTTTAAGTTTTTTCTTGTTTGTGAAAACTTCTACATTTGGATTTTGAGACATAGCTTTTATTGATAAATATGGGTGTAATATTTTAGAACAAAAAAAGCCGAGCTTACGGGCCCGACTTTTTTATTTATTGTAATTTATGATTACAAGCTAGTTAAGCCGCTTACATAAATTTTTCCATAAAATTCTGGACGTAACATTTTCTTCGCGTAACGAGTCATTAAACCTTTACGTGGAGTAAATGTATTCGGATCATAAACTAATGGAGTCATGATTAATGGAATATATGGAGCAAAAACAGCACCTGTTTCCAAGAATTGTTTACCTCTAAAGCCCATTAAAATAACGTTCTCAGTCATATATGGATTCTTGTACACTGTGTAACGATTGTTGATAGCACCAACTTTCTGAACACCCATTGCAAATTCCATATTAGCAGCATCACCGTTAGAGTTAGCAGCAAATCCTGGGATTGATTCTAAAACAGTAGCAACTGTTGGAGAACATACTAAGAAATTTGCACCACCTCTTAAAGTTAACTGGTGAATTTTGTTACTTACTTTTTGCATTTTAGTACCTAAAGTAGAGAACCAAGCACCTTGAGTGTTGTAGAATCCTGTTTGGCTAGTTGAAGTTGGAAAATCAAATCCGTTAGCGTTAGATGGATTATAAACACCGTTGTTTAATACTGTCCAGTATTCAGTTGCAGCAGCTGCATCTTCAATTAACATGTCTAAGATCTCCAAATCAATTTCCATTGAAATGTATTCACTCATAATGTTAGTTAATTCAGCTTCAGCATCGATATTCTGGTAAGCATTTAAATCTTGTGCAAACTCAGGAGTCCATACTGCTTTTAACTTTTTAGTCTTAGCAGTAATTGCTTGAGATTGCATTTTGATGTTAATTTCAGGGATTGCAATTGAAGTTGCACTTTCTGCATTCGGAGTTGAGAATGAAGGAGCAGCTGTATCTTCAAAATCACCACGATTATTATCAGCAGTTGTTTTGTTATATTCAACTGTCATGTACTGACCAGCAACTGCTGCAGTTAATGTAGATGAAGCTGTAACAAAGAATGAAATTGTATTTGCTGTATAATTGTAAGTAGTAAATGCTGGTAAAGCAGAAGCTACAGTAGCTAATGAACCAGTTAATACTACAAATGCACGAACTGCATCCGGATCAAATGATGATAAAGTAGCTGTTGGAGTAGTGATTTTGTAAATTCTACCTCCTGCTGCTGAAGCTGATAAATCAGAGTCAAAATTTACTTCTGCCCATGTAGCAGCAATAAATGAACCTGTACCTGCTCCTACTGTTGGTAATGCACCTCCATTAGCTGAACCTGTTAAAGGAACAGAAGCTGAAAATTGGTTAGTAGTGTAAGCGAAACGGCCAGCACCATATAAACCACCAGTTGTACCAGTTGATTGGAATGGAAAACGACCACTAGCGTTACGTGCACCATAAAGTGAATCACCTGTCGCAAATGGATTCTTGTCAGTTCCGTATTGGAAATCTAAGAAAAACACTAGACCTGATGGTAAGTTCATTGGTTGAACAGAAACGAATTCTTTAGCTGCGATTTGACCAAATACCTTACGTACCATTGGTAAAGCGATACCTGCCCAGTTTTCAGATTGTCCTACAGTAAATGTACCAGCGTTTGGAGAAGCTCCAGTTGCACTGTTTTCCATTACTAATTGTTTTGCTTGGTTTTCTAAGATAATAGCCATGTTGTTCTTGTCTACTTCTGTACCAAAGCCTTCAAGTAAGCCTGTTTTAGCCCACTTGGTCGCTAATTTCCCAGCATCGCTTTGTAACGATTTCCATGGGTTAGCTGATTCTAATAAAGATTGAATTGCACTCATTTTTTTGTTTTTAATTGTTTTTTAAATTGTTAATTTTACTTTTTTAATCCTGCTAATTCGCGCATACGAGCGAAAGCATCATGTTCGATAATTGGTTTTGATTTTGCACTGCCTAAAGCTTTAGATGCTGAACTTAATGATTCTTTAATTGGGGATTTTGTAATTGTAGATACTTTTAGTCCTTCATTTAAAGTTTCATAAACTAATTCAACTTCTTTTTTAGTTGTTGCTTTGTCAAAAGCTGTCAAAACTTTGATTTTTTGTGATTCCGTTAAAGATTTGTTACGGAAGATTTTGTTAGTGTAAAGTAATTTAGCGTTTAGTAAGTTAACTTCATTAAGATCTTTTCTAAGCACAGCAATTGTAGCCATAGCTTCTTCAAGTTCTTCATTTGATTCTTCTAATTCTTTATCACCTTCTAATTCAGCTAAAAGCTCATCAAGATCAACATTTGATTCAGACATATCGTCTTCTTCATTTAATAATTCATCAAGATTAACTTCTTCGTCTTCTTCACCTTCACCTTCTTCTGGTTCTAATTCCATTTCTTCTTCTTCCTCATTTTCACCTTCATGTCCAGCCTCAAGTTCCCCTGCGCTAACCATGTCTTTGATAACGTCTTCGATAAAAGATTTCAAATCATTTTCGTCCACGTCCATGTCTTCAATAGACATTTCCTCTTCTTCTTTTTCTTCTTCTTCTTCAGCTTCGAAAAGGTTTTCTTCCATTTCGTCTTCACCTTCTTCTAATTCTGCTAAAAGTTCATCTAGTGTAACTTCTTCGTCCATCTCTTCTTCATACATTCCTTTATCCATTTCCTCTTCATCCATTTCATCCATTTCATTAATTTTCATGGATAATTTTTCTTTAAGGTAGGGAGTAAATGCTTCTTCTAGAGCGGCTTTAGCGTTTGCAATAGCTGTTTCTTTAACAGTTTTAGCATCTGCGATTGCTTCTTTAAGCAAGTCTCTGTTTGTTGCCATTTTTCCTAAATTGTTTTTTTGTTTTGGAAATACGCTTAATATGAAGGAATCTTCGAAGCGTAATAAGTTTTATTAATTTAGCGCCTCATAGAATTGGGCACATTTGCTATACATATATGCAGATATATTAAAAACACAAAGGAAAGTAAAAGCGCTCCTTTTTTAAGGGAACGCTTTGGCCTAAAGATACTATCTAGAGGGGGGTTAAAGTGTATTTAAAAAATCAATTATTTCTAAAAGTTTATTTACTATTTCTTCTTCTTCACTAGAACTAGGTTCAATATTAGATATGTAATTTCTACTCATCCATTCTCCAACAGTAAGATTGTATAAATTAGATAAACTATCTATAATATTTTTTGAAAATTTATTGTCTTTACGAAGAATTACAATTTTAGAATCTATATAATTTACTAGATCTAAAATAGATTTATTGTCTTCATTTAGCATTATAACCTTCACTTTTTAATGTTTGTTTTAATTCATCTAATGCTTTAGATATATTTTCAGAATATTTTTTATACCATAATTTAGCCTTATATTCTTCTTCAGTAATTAAACCTGCAAGTTTTTGCATATGAAGAAATTGTTCATTTATTATTTTTTTCATATTATTTTTATTTTAAAATATTGGACAAGCACCATTTGAACAAAGTATTTCTGTTACAATAGAATCTACTTTATTGTATGGATTTAATGTTGTTGTTTTACCTTCATTCAATGGAGATATCCAGCTGTTTGGGTTTGATGGTGTAGATACTACGTCCCATCCTAATAAATCAAAATCGTCTTGTACTTCTAATACTTCACCTACTTGTTTTAAACTTCCCATTCCACGAGATGAAACGCCCACTTTAATACCTGATTCAATTAATGATTTTAATATATTACCTGATGGTGTAGGGAGTATTTCCAATATACCCATTATTTTATTTCCATCCCACCACACTTTGGTAATATTATGTGATACATTTTTTAAATTAATAATTTGTGAGTCTGGGTGGTCTAATTCTCCTAATGCTCTTCTTTCATTAACTAATACAGCATACTTATTTATTTCTCTTTCCCATAACTCTTTTGAATAATATCTTCCATTACCATTTTTTTCTTCAACAGTAGTTAATATAGTTTCAACTAATGGGTTACCAGATACTTTATCACGAGACTCGTTAAGTGCCTGTGGTGATATGGTAAGTGGAGTAACTTCTATAAGTAATGATTTCATAATTATTTTAATGTTTCTTTAATCATTGATTTAAGTACAGAACGGAATTTAGATTCTTGCAACTTCATTGTTTTTTCATTACCAGGCATCTTCATTTTTTTAACACCAGCTGAATTTTTAGGCGTTACAGACATTTCTTTAACTTTTTTAGGCATTGAAGTTTCTGCTTCTTTATCACCTAATGAGTCTTGAACATTTGATTTTACTTTTACTTCTTTTTCAATATCACCATATCCTGAAGATTTATGTTTGCCTTTAGCCTCTTTTGGAGTACCTAAACCTGGGGCTTCAATAACGTATCCTACACCTTTTTCACCAAACATACCATCTTTAGTATAGTGTAAACAATCTTTAGCTAAGTTTTTAACAACCATAGCTTTAATTTCTTCACTTGTTTTATCATGGTTTTTAGGATCTTTTAATTCAGCATAAAATCCTTTCATGATTTCATTGAAGTTAACGTTATCAGCATTTTTCATGTCTGATGGTTGATACGCATTTTTATTTGCGTCTTTAACTTCTTTAGATGTTTCTTTTTCTTCAGCTTTAACTTCTTCAGCTAAAATCTTTTTCCAATCGTAGATATCAAATCCTTTAGTAACAACATTAGTTGTTGTTTCACTAATAATTTGTTTAGATCTTAATACATTTGTAGTAGTATCGAAATCTGAATATTGATTGAAATATTGAGGAAACATTTCTCTCGCTTGTCTTAAGAATTGTGTTTTATTTCCTTTACCACTCTTAATTGAGTTATAATGTTCTTGAAGTGTTTGTGCCATTTTATTTTTTGTCTTTAAATAGTGTTATTAAGTCGTCTAAGTAATCTACTGCTAAATCCGTACCATATTTAACTTGAAAATCAGGAGATGTTTTATAATACTCCATAGTTTCAGTTTTTGCTTTTTTCAATAAAGGAAGCAATGTATTTAATTTATCTTCTATTTTATCAAAATCAGTTACTCTAGTTTCGATAAATTGTTTTAGTGATGGATCAGGTAAATTTAATGAACTAACATAGGCTTCAGAAGACTCTTCAGTTTCTTCTAATTTTTTCTTCCACAAATCTTTATGTTCAATACCTTTAGCTTGCTTATGTAATTTTTCAGCATCAACTGGTTTCCAACCCAATTTATAGTAATATATATTTTGAGCGCCATTAGCTTTTTTATTTGGGTTGAATGCGTTTGGTGTAGCGTAATTAGCACCAGTACCTGGTTCAAAATGTCCTGCACCAGCACCCGCTCCAGTAGCACTTTCTTCCCCTAATGATTTACGAATAAGTTCTTTAATTAGACTTTCATCTATTGTTTGAAGTTGTTTAAATTGTTTTGGATATTCTCTTCGAATGTGAGTTCTAAATGTATTATATAAAGTGTTAAACCATCTACCTACTTCCATTAATTTAGGATCGGTTCTAACCTCTTCGTATGTGACAAAATCTTTAAGGGCTTTATTAAGTTCTTTAAATCTTTTATATACTAAAGCATAGTCAGCTTTATATTTAACATCCCAAGAAACTTTTCCAGTTTCCTGGTCAGTTTCGGGGTTGATTGTTTCAAATCCTGTTGACTCTTTATTTTCCATTTACTTGCTGAAGTTCTTCTAATAAATCACAATATTGAAGCAAATTTACTATATGATCGTTATTTACTTTATCATTTTTATCTAATTTAACCAAAAATGTAGATACTTCATTTATTTTAATTTTAGTAACTTGGTTTTTAGTTTTTATATTTAATGAAGTAAGTTCAGATTTAATTTCATTGATCTTAGAATTATAAAATTCTTTTAATTTATTTGTATTATCTACACTATTGATAAATTCTTTAAGAACAGATTTTTTGTTATTGCTAAAATCTGAGTATTTGGAATTGAATTTTTCTAATAATATTTTGTAAGTTAGAATACGAGTATCTTTATCATGGTGATTAAATTCATCCATAATACCAGATGTAGTTTCTTTAGATTTAACTATGTTTGATGTTAAATGCTCTAATAAAGATAGTTTATTAGTGATGATTTGCTCATGAGACTGTTTTTTATTATCGCTGTATGCCTCAATTAACGTGTAAACTGCGGCTTGAGCTTTATAATTAGGAAGTTTTGATTTAAAAAAATCTTCTAAATTATAGTATTTTTTAATCTCATTAATTAAATTGTATTTTTGTTTTTTAAGAGAAGTACGATTTAATTGTTTAGCACTTTCTAAAACCGTGTTAATAATAACTTCTGCTTTACCTTCTGACAAGTTAGTGCGTTTAAGTAAACTATCATATAGTTTATATTCACGACCTAATTCAGTTTTACTAAAGTATTTTTTCAGGATATTAGTCGCTTCCGAATTTTTACCCGATAATGTATCTGCAGTAATAGTTC